GGTATTACTATACGAAGCTATGAGGAGAAATAATAGGAGGAATAGGAATTGACACAAGAGGAAAAGAGGGTAGCGGTGAAAACTGCTACCTCTTACATTGAGGAGATTTTCCATATCGAAAATTTTAGTCGATATGGCTCGGAGTACAGGAAGATTGTACGAAGGACATTGCTTGAGATGCGGGTTCAGGATACAGAAGAATTTAGTGCATCAAAGTATGTCATGAAGGCTCTCATTGACAGATTTGAAATGGAGCCATGTCTTCACTATAACAGCTATAATATCAAGACCGATAAAAGACTTAAGAAAGACATTATGAAGCGGAATGAGATGATCTTTTTAAAGTATTATGGAATTACAAAAGAAGGAGAAATCATTGCTAAGCCAATGTCACAGAAAGAGTTAGCAATTGAATATGATGTAAGCCCAAATACGATTCGGATGTTACTTCTTGCAATGTCAGATCGGATGCATTACAATTGGTTTTATAGAAGAGTGGAGGAAGTATGTAATAAACTTAAGAATGAAGAAATACTAGAATAAGGAGACTGTGAAATGGGAACAAAAAGTGATTATCCAGGATTTCAAAATACAATCCAGGATGTTGTATGGTGGGCAGTAAATAAAGCATTAGAAACATTACCAACTGATAGTGAAAAGAATAGCTTGTTTAATTTATTTTATCCACTATCGGGAAGTGTCCGGGGATTTGATGAGTTGGATCTGGATAGTAGGTTTAAACACTGGTTATTGTACGGTGGTTATTCTTTTGAAACAGCTGCTTCTCTTTCAGGAATTTCGAAAGAAGAAGCTTTAAAGCAGATGTATAAAATCTTGGTTTTCTATGATGCTCAGATTACATTTGCAACGAAATGCTTTGTGATTTCAGAGAATTCAAGAGCACACGAAGACAATACAGAAGCATTATTAGCTCTTGGAGGATTACAAACTTTAGCAAACATGTGTGAAAAATACAATGAAGCACGTAAAGAAAAGGAGGGAACGAATCATGATAAGAATGAGCTTGGAACTGCAGATGGATCGTCCGATAAATAAGGAGATGCATTATATTTCACCTGGTGGGTTTGAGGTGATTGCAAATGGTGTTAGTTACCAGTTTGATTTCAACACATCAGTCGGTGTGATTGATGATAAGAGAAATGATGTTATTAAGTTTAATCTGATTGATCCGGATTATGAATCATTTCCGGATATGATTGACTTTGAGAGTCATGTAAATGAAATCACAAATCTGGTGGAGTGTTTTGTTTATACTGGGGAACACGGAGAAGCGGAGATCAATCCAATCAGGATTTTGGATATTACACTCACTACGTATGGATCTGGAAAGCGGACCAATTTCCCAGAAGCAAAAGACAACGAGTATCTGGAACATGCGATTTATGCGTCTGATAATGACTGGACAATTGATTTCACGTTCAAGAGAAGACTTCGTGAAGAATACAAATGGGACTAGGAGGAAAGACCGTGGATATACTAATGCAAATCATTGATACATTCTGGAAACTACTATCTTACGGCGTAATTATCCTATTTTGGATAGCGGTTGTTTGTGCTGTGCTTTTAGGGATATATGTGCTTTACAGGTTCGTTGCGATAAATATCGAAGAGCACTGTGGAGGCGCTTGGACAAGGCATTGTAAAGATGTAGAGACTTACTTAGAAACAGCGAAGAAGTACAAAGAAATTCGGAAAGGATTAAAGAGGCTTTCAAAGATTTATAACAAGAAAGGGACACTAAAAGATGAGCAATACGAAGAGCTGGAATCTTACTTTTCAGATTTGATGCATACAGATTTTGCAGTATTAAATCTGATTGCAGAATACCCAACAGAATATTTCACTGATCCAAAAACAGATGATGATTATGAGATGAAATTAAAATGCTTGATGAATCTGGCAAGTTCTCTTCCAAAGATTACCTGTAAAGTAGATAATTATTATGCAATTGGTGATTATTCTAGGGAAGTAAATATTCCATCATCATGCGCTGATATCTTTAAACCAGAAACGTATGGAGCAGATAATTGGGTGAAACATCCTGATTCTTGTTACACGACATTTGAAGATATCGAAAAGAGATGTGAGTTGAGAAAGACTATTGTATTATGGGTTTTTCGAATCTTCTACGTACTTCTTGTAGCATCGATTTCCATTGTCGTTATTCAAAAAATATATGATTATTCCTATTATAGAATGATGCTGAAATTGCTGGAAGAGAGTACAGGGCCAGCATCAGAACTTCTATGTTTAGGATTTTTATGGAGGTAACTTTATGACACACATGGAGAAGAAGAAAGCGATTCAAAATGCAATTACGATTTTTGATAAGATTGTGATTGGAGATTATAATGGAACGCGTACTGGGCTTAGAAAAATATTGCTTGAAATGAAAGCAAATGATACGGAGGAGTTCGCTGCGTCACAATATGTGATGCGGCGGCTCCTTTTTTACTTCGATTTATATCCAAGGTCAACATATGTTGGAAATACTTATCTTAAGTATGCACCACCTACTCGGGTTGCTATAAATCTTTGGAAGACTCATCTAGCAGCTCTTGATTATTTGGGTGTAACCGAGGATGGTCGAATACTTGAAAATAAAGAGATAAAGAGTTTCAAAGAGATGGGAAAATCCATGGTTAGTGGAAATGTAACCGCTAATAGGACTTCACAATTCCTTCATAAAGTAGAAAGAGTAAAATGGGTACATCTTATGACTGAACTCGTGGATTGTTTACAGGCAATCGGTGATGGAACGTATTATGAAAAAGTCAGAGAAATGATCTATGAAAGGAATGCAATCTTAGACATCTGGATGCATAAAGAACTTCGTGGTTATACATCTTATGTATTCCGTGATTCCAATAATAAGAGGATTACAGAATTCTATGCTTTTTGTATTTATGTCAGAAAAATGTTGAGAAAAACTCGTGTACTTGATGAAAACGGTGTGAATATAACACCGAATTCTGATATACTTTATCTCGATATTGACGTGAAGATGCCTGAGAGTACAGTGTCTGATTCTGGAACCTATTATGGAACTACTAAAAATATGAATTTCTACTACAAAAGAAATGACCGAATGGATGATACCAAAAGAGATGAAGATGATGAGAGAGAAAGGAAGAAGTTACAAGCTAAGAAAGTAAAGGAAGATCAAGAAGATAAAGGTTTCACACAGGAGAAGCTCGATGAGTGGGCGGATGAGTATAACAAAGAGCATCACCTCGGTGAGTATCAAGAGCCGATTAATAATGGTTGCTATGTGATTTATGCCTCCATGATATCAGGACAACTTCTCCGTAATTTAAAGAAATTTGCATTCATCACCACGAATACTTATAAAGAGAATTTCATGATTGTTGGAAATTGTGCATGTGATCATTTTAATTTAAGAGCCCGCAAGTTATCAGAACCTTGGAAATGCTACGAGCATACATTTGGTGAATATGATGTAATCAATTATATTCTAAGTGTGAGACCACGTCATATTTACATCGAAGTAAGAGAAGGGGTGAAGCTAAATCTCACGAAAGATATGCTTAAAGGAATCTCACCAGTAGAATCTGAAAAGTCGAAATTCCTTCCTGTTACAGTGGATTTAAGTGGTGGAAATTTCTTCCAGGGGTTTAATGATGGGTTGTTTGAGTTATTCCTTGATGACGTGCATAATTGGAATGTGAGAGAACCTATTACAAAGGAAGAAGAATCAAAAGAGAGTAGAAAGGAGATTATAGATAATATGAGAACGACAGAGTATGCTCCGTATGTGGAGCCATGGAAAAAGATGACACTGGATGAGTTGATGGAATGTGAGATATTTTATCGACTGCACAACGAAGCCGGATTAAACTTTGCAGCAAAGAGTGGTGTGACTGCAGCATATGCAAAGGTCTTAATTGATGGAGTATCGGACAGGAATGCAAACAAAGAAGAGTTTGTAAAACTCATCAATGTAATGACAAGAAAATCTGATCTTACATTTACTGAAGCAGCGGCAGGTCTTTACATCAGTGACAGTATGCTCAGTCTCTATGTAGATTACTGCATTGATAGTACAAGGGAGAGAATCGACAACATGATAACGATGTTAAGACTTGTAGATTTGAACCCTAGTGAGGAGTGATGATTTATGTGGGATGCGTGGAATACTGGATTGGATATACTTCAGGAGCTGTATTCTCATGGTGGAAAAGTCTTTATAATCATAGGTCTTCTGGTAATTTTATGGGGATACGTAACTTATCGTATCCTCATATATGGATTTGAGATGCGATTCCTTAGACCAAGTAGGAGGTTGGTTGTTTACTGGAGGAATAACTCAAGAGGAATTGGAAAGATGATCTTCCGATTCTTCTACTATATTATTCGTGGGATTCCAGTGATCATTTATACGACTTACACATTTGCACTCATGATATTAATTGTTGGAGCACTCCATACAACTTTCTAAGAAAGAAAGGAGTGTTTTAAGAATGGAGATTGCATGTGAAAGTGAAGAAGAAGCAAGCATCATCTTAAGATTATCAGATGAACTCGAAAAGACTTATAAAGAATACGATTTAGAAAAAGCCATGATGATCAATAAAAACAAAATCATGAAGTGGTGTGTGTTTGGAATGGTAAACAGAATCCAAGCAAACAAACTCGTGATTGTAAACATGGCTTACATGTTACAAGCAAAAGAGAACCCGCCGACTTAGGTAGGTTCTCTTTTTTTATCCCTTTATCTCATCTTTGTATAGAAATCTATTCAAGTATAGACCTCTAATGTGTCATAAAATAAAATTTCATACACTTCAATCCCAAGCCTGTTACTGGGCTTAGAGCTTGTACTTGAAAGTGTCGTAAAGAGTACAACCAACTTGTGCAAGAGACGAACCACATTTCGTTTGAAGATGATGGAAGTATAGTAACAACTTCAGATAGTACAACGAAAACAACGACGTTTCTTGATAATGGAGATATAGAAACGGTCCTTAAAATCAATCTTCCTGATGGAAGCATCGAGACGATTACACAAAGGACTGTATTTAATGACGACGGAAGTATTGATAATGTCGTAACCGATGTTATTTCAGAAAGTGGAGAGGACGGTGAATAAGAATGGGATTTGAAGAATTGAAGTTCTTGAATACCAAATGGAAGGAGGAACCGCTCAATTATTTAACATATATTAATTCGATTGAAAACTCCGGAACGAAGAGTTATATTATGCAGGAGGGAAACGAAGATGCTTGGAGAGAGTTGATTTCAAAGTCAACGATGTTCTGGGCAAATGAAGGAATACGAGATGCTGTTTATGAAAGGCTTACAGAAGATGACGCGCTGTATGTTATGAAGAATCACAAACATCTCGGAAAAGCATTGAATGGATTCGCTGGAAAGACGGTATTCTCAACTGGGAATTTCGATAATATCTGTGAATATATGAATATGGATGCAATTCATACAATGCCAGATAAGATTCTGAAGGGATTTGGGAATTATGTCGGAGAGAAAATGACTGGAGACGATTCTCTTACATGGATAAGAGATCGTTTCAATGTTGATTTAACGGACTTTAAGGATTTGAACGAAGCGATAGAAAGCGATGACGCTTGGAAACTCATGGTTATGTCGAGTCCGATGATGAGTTCAGTTTGCTGTTCTGACTGGTTCGTAAATACCGTAATAGAGAAAGCTGGAATGACAATATACCGTGATTCCAGTGGAAATTATTATGATGAAGAAGGCAATCATTATTTAGCATCAACTGGAGAGAAAGATGGAAATACAATAAGCACGGAAATGCTCGAATCTATGCTTTCCGCCGGTCTTCTTGTAAAAGGGGTTTTGCAGAGAAATGAGAAAATTCAAGAAAAATTCGATGACGCAATGGAATATCTGTGTCAAAAGAATGCTTTGACTATCATCGAAGAAAATGATAATCTGATAACTGTTGCACTGGAAAGTGATACTTGTTGTGAGTATTTGAGAGATAATCCAGATGATCTCCAGTATTTATTGGAGACAAATAAGTTCACTGAGCAGTTATTTAAATCTGAACACGCTCTTACAACGCTTTCCGGAAATCAGGATGCATTAAAGGTCATTGTAAACTTTATCGGTGATATTCAGGAGTCTTATGATACCTTAAGTGAACTTACAACAGAATTAGAGAAGATTCATAGTTATGGAGATAAAATTTATAATTATGAACCACTGAAGTACAGTGTACAAAATACATTGACCACATTAAAGAATCAAGCAGAAGCATTGGATTCTGTTCAGGAATATAGCACGTTTGTGCAGACGATGTTTAATGGGTTATGGGAGAATGATGACTTTTTCGAAGTCTTATTTAATAATGAAAAACTTGTAATAGCAATGGTGGATGATGAAAGATGTATGGTACAAATACTGACAAGAGAAACCGTTGGTGAAACATTAGCGAGTAACAGAAGGATGTACCCAATTGCATTAACAAGTGAAGCATTTGTAAATGGAATGCTTACAAACGATAAGTATTTCGAGAAGGTGTTTATTTCGGATCGGTACCGGATGGGAGATATTTATGATAGTGAAACGGCATTAAGTGTTATAGGGGAAAGTGAAGAATACACAAGAAGATTTTTAAATGCTGCAATGGGATATAATGACAATGAGTATTCAGATTTAAAAACGAATATCTCAAATTCAGAATGGGCAGCAAGTATTGCAGCAGATGAATTCTTGGTGAAGTTCTCTAGTGATTCGAATGCTTATCTGGAATATTTAGTAGATAGTGTCGTGGGAATGAATGCACTTTTATCGAATACCTATCGAAGTTATTTTGATACCGAACGGGCATATGCAAAAATTCGTGAGCACGGTGGTGTTGCAATGTGTAAATGGGCATTGCAAAAAACGAATGACATATGGAATTATAGTTATGATATTACGAAGTATTTATCTTTTGATTATTTAAAATATGGATATGATGTGAGTACTTCAAAATACACTGCAACTGATGGTTGCTCATATTCGGCATTGCTTAGAAATTGTATTCTTGCAAATCCTGATGTAATGTGTGATATGTTTATAAAAGATGATTCTACATATCTTATCAAGCAATTATTTAATGGTGGTAATAATTATAGTCCTTCAACAGTACCCTTCGTAAGTCAAGTAAATGATTCATTGATTCTTTATCCATTTGAAACTATAAAGGATAGATGTATGGAGAACTCGTATTTTCTTGGAAATTTTTTAAAATTTTTTACAAAATTTTATACCACCAGAGTATACGGAAGTAACACCAGCTCAACTATTACAATAGATCTTCGATCTGCTACAGATTATCAGCCAACAAATACAGATATAAAAGATTATAATTCAGATGATTTCAAGCATTTTAATAATTTGATGAGTGCATATAAAGATAGCTATGTAAAATCTTCTACTCAATTAAAAGATTGGATATACAATTCCTCTATTTTCATTATCCCATATATGATTTATCTTTTTAGAGGTACTAATTTTCATGTTCATGATGGAGATATTGAAGGATTTTTTAATGATTCTGTATGTATTAACGGCTGTATCAATGTTGAAAATATTTGTCAAATGCTCTGTGCATCTACAAAATTGATGACATATGCAGCAAATAATAAAGATGCACTCATGGTTTTATATAATCAAGCATCTGCTATTGAAACTGCTTTCGCTTCAACTGCAAATAAAGATTATATGAATTGCCAGACTTTATCATACAATGCATTTTTAAATTCACCATATCTTGTAGTACATACTTTTTATGATAAATCGTCTAATCAAAAATATCTTTTAAGTACAGCTGGTGAAGTTACAGTTTATGATGGTCCGGCACTTATACTTTCTATCACATTTGGAACTGATTCTAGTACGCTGGTTGGACAATTTACAACATTAACAACAACTACAAAGACAAAAACTTACAGTGCAACAACAGAGAAGATACTTTTATTTGTTGATAAGTTGACATTACAGAATAAAGGGTCTGGAACAGTTGAATCAATCACATATATCCCACTTGGTGATCAACCAGAAAGTACAGTTCTGAATACTTGATTGATTTCAGACACGATTAAATATTTATCATATAACCTTCCTAATTTAAAGAAGACAAGAGCATTATTTCGTTCTTGTCTTCTTTTTTCTCATTTTTTTAAATCCCAGGATTTCATTTATATATCATTTATTTAGTGAATGAAAAGGATTCATTCATTAAAATCCAGCTCAGTAGGAATAGCTGAAGTACAAAACCTACCAATGAGAAAGGCTCTTATGGGCAAGTTCAACAACGTAACTACAAACCAGGCAAATTCAGGACGTACCGAGCAGTTATCTGTTTGGCTCCGTTCTCATGGATGCTTTTACTTTAAGTATCCGGAGTTTACCAACTGGCTCAAGGCTCAGGATAACTCTGAGTTCGTCAACAAGACCATCTACGATTCAACAGCTGTTGATGACTTTCATCATTACGCAGAAGAAGCCATCTTCGATGATGGAATCATGAAGTCTCACTTCGGATGGTTTGAAGACCTTGCAGCAACGGTACTTTCCTATGTCAATAAGATGTGGGATAAGTACATGCAGGAAAACGCTGGGAAGAACAAAGAGTGCGTAACTCCGAAGTCTTCTCACAAGTCAGGCACTGATATTTACGAGATCGCAAAAGATCCGCTCTATCAGAACGCTGACTATTACGACAATCATACTGGTTACATTTATCAGACCGCTGCGTACAATCGTGCAAAGCGGTTTGGTTTACCAACACCTGGTATCTCAGTCATTGATGGAACCACCGGTGAGTTACTCGGCTATGCGAAGCCATTTAGTGAGTAACCAAAAAGTAACACAAAGATTGAGAGGGTTTTTAAACCCTCTCTTTTTTATTAAGAGATTAAGGGAGGATGAAATGAAAAACATTGAATATTTGAAGTATACGTACAATCACCGAAAGGCATTCCGGTTTGTTCTTGATGAATTTGTCCGGAAGGATCTTCTTACAGAAGATGAAACTCAGACCATGTACGAACGAGCTGCAATTCATGATTTAGACAAAGCGTTTCTTTACACACTGATTGAGAAACCGCTTGCTTCTGAATATCACAAGCTTACAGCACCTCATCATATAAGAAGAGAGAATCCAACACACGGGCTTACTTATGATTACCTCGAAGCAATTATCGATTATGAATGCGCCCATTATACAAAGGATGATAAGCCGAAGAATGCATTCGATACGATCAACATGGTTAGCTGGATGACAGATATGGATCGCAAGTATATGTTAAAGCTCTGCGATAGATTTGGTATCATGTATTCTTACACAAGAAGTCCAGAGGAACCAGACTGGGTTGCTTATCAGAAATCCTATATGGAAGTAGCCCCTGATACAGAGGAGAACATCATGTGTGAGATTTACAAGTATTTGACAAATGTAGATCTCTATCAACCACCTGGTCAGCACAGAATCGAATTTGGCCATGGTACGATTATGCACGATCTCCGCTTAGATTGCAGAGGATATACAATCACACCGGGACTCGTTGAGTACATGGTGAAAAAGAAAATTGATGAGATAAAATCAGAATCGACGAAATAAGAAGAAAGGCACTTGGATTATTCCTTGTGCCTTTCTTTTTTCCCTTTTAGGTGTATTTTTGGATGCTCATTGCAATGTATAAAAAGATTGCCTTCTTATAATTGATACGGCTTCCTTCCGCTTTGAATGCTTTGTAGATTCCAGTCTCTTCACCCCACATATTTAATATCCGGTTAATTCTTCCAATATTCGGATCAGTTGAGTTCGTCTTCTTAAACATCGTAGCTGACCAGTATAAGAAATACTGACTCTTAATATCCTTGATTTGTTTGTGATAGGTGTGAACGTATAAGAAGATCATTGCTTCAATCAAATTTGTCAATTCTTCTAATCGTTCTGTCACCAGAATCTTTCCCAGATAAATGCGTAAATTCGTAATCGAAATAGAAGCCATCCTGGAAGCTGCTTCTGCCAGCGTAATATCAACTCCATTTGTGATAATTGGAGCAGATACTTTATCTACTTCATTTTGAATCTCTGTTGAGATGCTTGGTGATGCTTCTATTACTGGACTATCGGGATCGTATTCATCGTTTCTTGTTGCAATTGCATTTCCTTTTTTATGGTTTTCCATATAAAGATTTGCGATCGTTCGAAGCATTGAGTTCTGGTCATTTCTGATTCGCTGTAAGAACGCAACACATAAATCATCAGTACCTTTCTTGATATTTTCCTTATGCATTTTATACGACCGCTGACCCGATTCACTTAATGCTCCAAAGATCGTTCCTGCTTTCTTTATAATGAACTTATCACTCAAGCTATCAATTGTATAATTCATAACTGGAGCGATTACTCCATATGGGAAATACTTGGTAAACATTGACCAGTATACATCGATCTCAAATATTCCAATTGTTGCGTTCACACTCTGCACATCGTTATGAATTGTGAAGTATCGGAGAATATAGTATAAGAGTGCTAAGAATGGATTTCCATGCAGATATTTAAAATCAGATGAAGATCCACTTGACTTTGTTACCTTCGTCATACACTCTGTAATTTCTTCCGGTGTAATCCCAAATAAGGAGTAATAATTTGCTTTGTCTTTCTGCCCAAAGATAATTAAATACTCCGGCCCGGGAGTTGTTAACTTATCCATGTTTCTTTCGAAAAAGTCCGAAATTAACTTCTTGTAAACCTTGATATTATCCTTATTCGCGAAGCAAGTTTCGACAATCGGATAGATTTTATTAAGAAGCACTTTATCTGCTTTAATTGCTGCTTCCATATAAGCAACCATTTCATTTGTCCCATATTTTCCAAAGAAGTCCTTCATTGGATCTCCTTCTTCAGTAATCGGTTTATCATTTCCATGTAAATACATACGATAATTATTCGTTCTCCCTTCTGCAACTTCTTTTATAGATTCTTTGGATTTTTTAAACCCATAAGATTCATAAATGTGAATTGCAATTTCATTATCTTTTGCAACGCCAAGAGCGGTTGCACCTTTCTTGACACAATAATCAAGAAGCTGTCTTGCAAGTCCAGCTCCTCTATATTCAGGAAGGATCTCAAGTGCAGTAATCCAGATGAGTCCATCTTTTTCTTTATTACAACAAACGTAAGCAACAAGTTTTGTCATATCAAAGAATCCATCACAAATATCACTGGATGCTTCTACGTGACGTAATAATTTCACTTGATCTTTGTAACGATTGATAGATGCTTCGTCAAGATGTTTTACAGAAAAACTGCTAAGATTTAATCGTTTCTTTTTCTCAAAATCTTTCTCCATGGCACTTGCCATGGGAGTCTCTTCAAACTCTTTTGCTGATCCGTCCTCCTCAACTGGTTCATCACCATAGGCTTCCTTCATTGCTTTATACAAATCATCTATCTGCGAATTCGTACTAAAGTACCACTGTAAAAAGAAGGGGAGATCTTTTACAGATGCTCCATTCCGCTTCATTGCTCTATAAATAGATTTAAGAGCAGAAGTTCCTTTTAATATCGTAGGCTCTGATGTATAAGGTGGTTTCTCACCTTTCTTCACAGTCTCGTACAATTGAATTCCTTCAATTACAAACTTCGCAGGTTTTCTCTTTTTACACCAATTGATTATATATGAGATGAATTCTCGATAAGCATTTAAGAAGTCTTCTCCCCTTGGTTTCTCTTCCATGTTTTTATACTTCGGATGAGACTGTAAAAAGTCATAACAAGCTGGAACATGCTCGCGAAGATTTTCTTCTTCAATCCTCTTATCAAAATACCATTCCAAAATATCTAACTCAATATAATCTTCACACTTGTATTTGGAAGCTAATTGCTTTGCAAGTGTTGTTTTTCCACTTCCAGAGAATCCGGTAATTAGGATAATATTACTTTTACCAGATTCGAATTTATCCATATTTATATAAAGATCTTTTCGATCAATTATCACGTTCTCTTCAAATAATTCAACCGAATCAAACGGATCATCATAAAGAGGTCCTGTATTCATATTATTTCCCTCATTTCTTTAGACTTTAAAAATCTGTTTTTAAGGGGTAAAAAGAAGAGATGCCGAAGCATCTCTTCTTAAATAAACGCAATGTATTATGAATTATTACGAGCACCAATCTGTGTGTAAGACGGAGTAACCTTCTCAAGGGTCTCTTTATCGAGTGTCTGTGATGTTGCACTTGCATCAGAGTTGCTGATCTTTGTACGATATGTAAGATCACCCTGACTGACAATCTGACCATTGGCAGGATTGTAACCTGTGCTAGTTGCGAAACGGCCGCTCTTTGAATCGAGACCTGTGTAGAACTCAAGAGAGTTAACCATAATCTGATTCTGCTTCAGAAGAAGCGCTGCCTTCTCGTTGACATCGATACCATGATACGGTGTGCAGGTAAACTCAAGATCAAGCTCGACCTTATCGTGTTCTCCAGCACTTGAATCAAAATGCTGAATCGGTACGGCCTTCGGGATACAGTTTGCAAACATAACAGCGTACTCAACCTTCATACCGGTTCTGTCTGTTACCACATAGATAAACTCTGCGGTCTCGTTTGCCTGTGAGTAAGCAAGGTCACCAGATGCGATCAGTCCATTGTAATGAGCTAATCCACCATTCTCATCTGCGATACCATTGATCCAAGTACTATGAATCTCACGGATTGGAGATCCGGAGAACTCAAATACCTTAATGGTAAAGCTGTTCATACCATTCTTCGATACAGTCGGAATGGTAAAGGTTTTTCCTGAATAACCACCGGTGATATCGGTTGTATCCAACTCAAGGTTAGATAATCCAGAAACACCCATATTACCATACTCAAGAATATGTCTGTAAGCATCGAACCTTGAGGTTCCTTTGCTTACTTCGTAATATTTCTTTACGAATGCCGGCTCTCTTACCATGAATAAACGGTAGAAGCCAGTTACGAGTGGATCATAACTTGCCAGCACGTCATGTGTGACATTAAGACCACCCATCATCAAGGAGTATTTTGTGATATCAGTTGCGTTAAACTGATTTGCACCGCTCTGAATTGATATAGGCATTTATCTCATCTCCTTTCTTTTATTCTTCATCATCGTCGTCTGCCTGATACTCGCGCTCATTCACATCGATCTCGATAAGTGTAATCTTTGATCTCTGTGCGAATGTAACTGCCGCATAAACATGCGTAATGTTACGACGCTGCTCATAAGCGTTAGACTTGTACTGGATATCCAAAGTTTCAAAGTACGTACCAACCATGTAGCTGTACTTGTCAACCAGATAATCACGGAACTCGGAACGAAGTTTCGGAGTTGTGATCTTGTTTCTGTTTACGCGAACCTCATCCTCAAGAATTCTCTTAAGTCTGAAGATTGCGATAACGTTCGGCTCCTCAAGGAGCTCGCTGTCGCTATGAACATACATGGACTGAGTTGCACGGATGAACGTATCATCTCCGACATCCTCGAAGTAGTTGATACGAGCATCGTAAAGCTCCTGCTTAAGATCAGTCTCGTTCTCAGCGATTGCCGGATGCAGGGAATTCTTAACATGACCAGAAAGAGTCATTACATCACCAGTTCTATCTGCAATCTCTCCATAGTTTGCACGGATGCTTGCATCTGTACCAGCCAAGAAGTAGGTCGAAGTTACGGCGATTCTCTTTCCAGTTGCTGCCTCTTTGATGTAATACCAATGGGTATTTACAGATACCGGCCAAGTGTCTGAGAAGTTCTCAAACTCATCGATCAGGTCATCCAGAGGAGCGAAATCTGCTTCCATTGTATTAATATCGATGCTACCGAGTTCCTCGGTAAGTCCAGTATCCAGATAGACCGGACCAGATGCACGATACATTCCAAGTCTTGCCAACTGAACTTTTACATCCATGCTGTAATTCGCATCAAAGAGAGCCAGAGACTCTACACGACGCGGTGCAAGAATCATCTTGTCAAATTTGCCGGTAAATGCTTTAATATAAGCAGCATCAACAGCAGCCTGAACGGTTGCAGTATCACTGCCAGCAAAAGCACCATCGCTACCACCAGCAAGGCTATTTCCAGCGATGTCATCTACAACAGCAAGTGATGTTGCTGTGTAAGCGGCTGCATCATAGTCATCAGCTTCGGTATCTACATCGCCATCAAGTGGCTGTGTAAATGTGATGTATGGCTCACTCGGAGTCACACGAACGCGCTGCTGCTTTACAGCCAGACCGTAGAACGGATCGAACTCGTCAACATCCGGAACGGTTACAGCTTCTGTCGGATTATTCTCAAGGATCTTAGCGCAGAATGCTGAATAAGCAGCATAGAGCTTCTCGAAGTTTGCTTCATATGCATGAATGTCAGCATAGAGCGTTGCTTCGCTTGCATCCTCGATCACATCGTTGATGAAAATGGTATCTGATACCTTTCCAGAACTTACCATTGAGCCGATCTTTGTGTTAACTACAGTAGCACCATCAGTAACATCGATGATCTCGAAGCGGTATACCTTAATACCATACTCCTTCTCATAATCATCATCAGCAACGATTCTCCAGCGGAGATTCTTGCCATAGTCACCACGGCCAATTGCCGTAAATAAAACGAGAGGAATTTGAGTGTATCCCTCATCGTCCTGGTAAACGCCATCGACTGCAGCACCATCGGTGTTTTCTGCATACTCGATAAGGAGATCACGGTCACCAAGAATCTTTGTCATTCCTGCTACACCGGTTGTCTCGTCAGAATCTACAGTAATATTCTTTGTTGTAAATTTGATGCGGAAAGCTTTGTTTTCAACATCTTCTTTGTACCATAAGGAAAGAACACTGTTTGCATACAGGGCATCATCTGCCGTTACACGCATACTCCAAACTACAGTATTAGACTGTGAAAGGATAACGCCAGGCATTAAGTGTGCCTGACCATACTTGCGGTAATTTGTTTTACCAAACATGGCTGTCCAGTTCTTGGATGATGTGATTTTTACGAACTTACGGTCAATTCCACGCTCTGCTGCAAATACAGACAGATACGGATATACGACAGTGCTCGAGCTTACATCCGATAACGCCCCTGAGGTATTGTCATTTATATAAGTTTCCTCATGAGGAAATGTGTTCTTTGGAACAATCTGAACTAAAGACGGCATATATCTCTACCTCCTTTTTAAAGTCTTTAATTTTCTTAATATATTTGTTTCAATGAAGAAATCACGAAAGCCTGAAATTACCCTGTGATTTAAACTTAAGTTTCACTTATATATTATTTATTTAGGTATATGAGATAAACGTGTACCAAACGAGAAAGGAGAAAGAGACATGATAAAAAGAAAACTTTTTAGCTCACCAGGTCTGTTTGAAGAAATGACAAAACCTGATGACAAGTACCGACCTTCCACTATCATAAAAATCCGATTGGACGATACACCCATTATGGAGAGTAAAGATGTTGATGCTAGTGATAGTGATGAGTATAAAAATCTTATAAAGCGAGCAGCATTGCTTCGGCTACTCTCTATCAGTAGGTCTGTCACAATGGCAGTGCTTGAAAAGTATGCAATTATTGAGATGGATATCCATAATAGCGAGTTGGTTAAAGATTATGCTACAGCTGCTGAAAAGAGATCTGTACTTCATTGCATTCAGGAATCGTCTAATGGGAATATCCTAGTGCAATTCTTCCAGCATAAATATGAAGGAGATGATTTAGTAACTCGATTTATCGGGCATGACAAACCAAAGATTTTCTTTAAAAATAAGACATTGAAGTTTAGTGAGGTTTTAGATTATGATGTAACTGGATACTTCTTCCCATTTAAGAATCCAAATCATAGAGGATTGACAGTGTATGATGAGTTTGGAATCCAGAATCCATTCACAAATAAGAAAAAGGAAGATACTTATGAAGGTGATGATGACTTGATTATGCTTTTGCCTTTTGCAATGCAATTTATTCATGACTATCGCAGATGTAGATTCAGCCCTATATCACAGATGAATTACGTGCATATTTGTTATATTGACATTGAAAGGTCTTTGTATGCATTGATCAAAGATAAGTGTCAGCAGGAGGCATATTATGAAGTAGCAGGAATGAATTTTCCAAAATATTGTGATCCTTATGATGAAAACCCAAGTCCTCGCAATCTTACACCACATCAAGAATGTATAAACCTCATGAATATCGTGAACGAAACACCAGAAGTTTTAACGATATACTTCAATCGTGTAGCTGATCTTATTCAAAAGGTGAAGTCTGGAGATAGATATTTACCATATCCTCTTAAGGATGTTAATCCTGCAGAACTTATGGAGGATTTGAGTGATCTCTTTAATAAATATTTCCCAGAATCCATGGTAATTTGGGAAGTTGCAGCAACTATTGCAGATAGAGTTTCAAAAGAAAAGAATTGGAAAGGAGACAACGAATGAAAGACACAAGAAAAGAGTACGTGCTAATCTTTGCAAGATTATGTACAAAAACACCAGCTAGAACAGGGAATCCACTTCTTGCAACAATTGAGAATATCTCAGTGGAAGATGAAGATGAGCACATGATGCTAGTAAAGAGGGCAGCATTTCTTCGGTTATTATCAGTAAGCAGCGATGTATCAATTATTGCAGATACAGACAATGCTGTTTTCATGTTTGATAGAAATGACTGGAAGGTATCGGATACTAGAGGGGAATATTCACCTCTTACAAATTCCGTTCAGTTTTCATCCATGCTTGAGTTTATTACCTCTGGTATAAATGCTAATTATAAGATTAACGCAACTTTAAGTGACTTTGAGGAAGCGAAAGCAAAAATCGGTGGAGATACCATTACCGAATTTGAACACCGGGATTTACAGTTTTCAGAAGTTATCGATTCTGATGTTACGGGATTTATTTATCCATTTAAGAACAACACGCACAGGAGCCTTGCAATATACAAGGAATTCAATCTCCATGTATCACACGTATATCCAAGATTTTCTAAGAAGCATCCGGCTGGCTATGAAGTTTCAGCAGAGTGTGCTCTGGCATTTATGATTGATTACAGGAGAATGACGAATGATGATATCACAAATCGATTTTATTGTGAGAAGTTAAAGGTATATGCTATTCTCTATGGTATTTTTGATGATTGCTCAGATTTATTTGAATTTGAAGGACCGAGATCACTCTGGAATTCAGAAGAGGAGAAAGCAGAGTCAATCCTTTCAATCAAGAAGGATTATCTGGAGTTCATGGGATTCGTATCAGAGGAACCGATTATATTATATGATTTCTTCAATCGTCTGAAAAAGGTCATGGATAACTATGAAAAATTTGGAAGATCAGTGGTTCCGGAGAATGTAAAAGCCAACATGGATCTCATCGTTCGTTTCTTCCGCACTGTTTTTAATGATTCCATGAGCATTCAGGAGATCATTACAAAGGCAGAGAATCACATTCCGAGGAGTCACATCAATTAATAAAAGGAGGGATTTTTATGTCAAATGAAACCAATGAAGCAGGAGATATAAAGTGTTTTAATGTAGAAAGTCTCTTGCATGTAAAACGAATCCGATACATATCGGAATCAGATGTTCCTTGTAGAAAAGGAACGAAATCAGTAGTAGATGCTTTCAAGAACGACGATTACACAAGTACTTGGTGCATCGTGGAGTACGATGATTATAATCAGATGCAGATTGTACTGGTTACCGATTGTCGAGAAAGGGACCTGATTTCTTTATTGAATTTTAAGGTAAAGAATGTAGTCGGTGGTGAATCCCGTTACATCGTGATTCCAGAAGGTGGATATCATTTCAATTATGAGGAAATGGTTGCTTATGAAATAAAGGAAAACGAAGCCTCTGATATGTCAAATAGAAAGTATGATGCCTATATCGGGAAAGATCGTAGTGGTTATGAAATGATCGATAAGATTGACTATGATAAGCTTTCCATGGAGGAATCTATTATCGCATATTACACAACCGATAAACAGGTTACGTTTGATGGAAATGCAGCCGATGCATATAAATTGGCAGAGAGTGTCGAAGATGAAAGGAGGCTTGCAAAACGCGTCGTTGATAGCTGGAATCATTTAATCTGCGTAGCTGCACATGATGGAAAACGTGCTGTTAGAGTTTTAAATGGTTCAAGGGATTTACCATCTGACTTTGTCGTAGAATACTTCACGAAGAAAGGATATGATGTAATTGCTGAATTTACACATCCTTACGGTGAAGAGAGTTTACGAGAGGGATGGGTTGTTACAGTTTCCTGGGAGAGAGGAAAACATCGCGATGGTGTTTTCACAAAGATTGGGATGAAGGAGGCACTATGAGTGATACGAAAATTGGGAAATTTCACCCAAAGAGTTTCAAGAATGTAGAGCGAATCATCTTTACAGCCGAGTCTCATATTTACATGGATAAAGAATCTATCTTTGTATTAGAACCAGCTTGTTTAGGTGAGTGGATGTTGTCAGAATATATCGAGAATGAAAATACGATGGTTAATCTGGATGTAACATATTCACCGACTTCGGATTTGGAAGCCTTATCAGATATGCTAAATAAAATATTGAAAGAAGATCCGGAGAAAGAATATGATTATGTGATCGAACTGGAAAGTGCTGCAGATTCTATAAACATGGTCTTTGATCGTGAATGGATGGAATGCAGATTCCGCTGTGATGTACGTATGGAGGCCTATCATTACCCATGTTCATTTATGGTTCCTGAGTCTTTCTATAAGAAGGTCTATACGACAATGCTGGAATCAATCTATCTGAAGTTATTGGGTGATAAAGGTGGAGTGAAAGGAGCTGTAAAACCTATTCCACCAGTAAAAGAATCTAACCAGATTGCTCATGAAATGCGTAAAGGTAGATCAGGGCTTAATCTAAAATTGATGAATCAGATGATCAATGCAATTGAGGACGCAAGAGATGCAGGATTTTATACAATCGGGATTATACTGGCGTATAATCCTGGTGTAAATTCAAGGTCTACATTGAATTATTTCGTGAAGGCTGGTTATGATATCATGATAAACATACATGAGAAGAATTATAAGCTGATAATCTCTTGGGAAGATGGAGAGAGAAAAGTCGGCAGATATTATGACAATACAGGAGGGCTTTAGAATATGGCAAAAGAAAAAGTTGAAAGACTGACTGTTGAAAATTATTACTTTCAATCAAATATTCCATTCACAAAGTTTGAACTGAGCAGTTTAGCAAATGTGATATACATGGAATTTCGGCATAGTAGTAAATTTGTATTGGGGAGAGAAACTGTATGGGTTGCAACACATACCGATGTTCGGAAAATCCATAAGATTTTAGAGTCTGGAGAAGATATGAAGATGCCTAAAGGAACCAATCTAGCTGATAAATACGAAGACAAGAGTCATTGGTTTATTGCAGAATATGATTTTAAACAGCATTATTATATTGCAATTGATGAATATGCACTCACCGATGATGAATTCCTGGAGTTGTTAAATCTTGATCTTGTGGAGCATTATACTGCAGTAACCGATAGTGATTATATCTATGATTATTCATCAAAGTTAGCTATTTCACGAACGATAGCTACAAAGAATCAACAAGTCGTTTCGCGTCAAATGATGGAGAAACACCATAATCAGATTGCTAAGGTCAATCTTTGGGGAATATTCAATATAACGGAATCCACCTACAAAGAAAAAGTATTTAACAATTCTGAACGGTGGATGGATTCAATGAATTTCGATGCAGTTATCTGTAGAAAGCTTAGCATGGGCTTTCTTGAGGAGAAGTCCATGGAATCTATGTTTGGAACCATGAAGAACTCTGAAATCAAGATGATTCGTAAATGGAGAAAGAAGGTCCTCAATGCAGTCATTAAAGGAAGAGGTAGTTGCAAGTTTAAAGAAACCAATGGTGAAAAGATCACTATTGCTGTGTTAAACCCTTTCCTCGATAATGGTTTTAGCATCATGCTTATAAAGAGCACACCTCTCAAATACTACGTTCACATCTTATGGAATGATCAAAAGAAGAAAGGTGATAAATTACATGGAAAGTTCGTATACGTAGATAATGAATCAAATGCGGAAAAATCTAATGTGGAAGGAGAAGACAAAAAATGATATTCGACAAGAAATATTTAACTGTAGCTTGTAATGTTACACTGGAAGGTCTGATCAAACAATTATCAGACCTTCCTTGTGTTGATGCAATCATTCATGTAAATGGGAATGATCTATTTTCTATAACACTTCCCGATCACATCAGTAATCGTGAACTTAAAATCATTTCTAGCAATGAGGTTAAAGGTGACTATTTGACATGGAATGTAAAGAATGTAAATCTGTGGAATTTTGTTGATCATTTAAGCTTGTTTGGAGGTTTTAAAGATGCAAGAATCAAGCTGAATGGAAAATCAATTTTCTACATTCATGTTGCAATGGATAGGTCTATTGTAGAAATCAGTGATAACCCACTTGAATATGATTATCCTAATGATGATATCCACATTCAGATCAATGGTTCTATCATGTCAACAAAAGAAAGGTCAATTATTGAGTTCTCTGATAAGAGGTCTTATAAATTAGAGTCTCAGGATGGTTGTGTTTCAGCTGATAATGGAGAACCTGTTTAAAAGGAGGAAGTAAGTATGTTTGATCCAAAGTATTTTGCAATGGTAACTGGAGCCACCGTAAAGGGGCTCCGCGATTATTTAGCATCTCTGCCGAATCAGAATGCAGAGATCAATGTCGAAGGAGACAATCTCTTTTACATCCATGTAGAAGAGGATGGATCTCTCGTCAATTTTGACGACAATATGATGCTCGAGCAGTATAAGGATGATGTAGACAACGCTCTCATAAAGCTTACTGGAGGAACCGGAGGGATAAATGCAAGGACAGCTCGTTTAGACGCAATCATATCAAAGAGGAGATTCTTCTGGAATATTATTGACACGAAGATTGATGCTGGTGAAACTGAATGTCAGATCGATTTTAATACAGTTAGTGCTATCGACATTGAGTTCCTGGAAGACCTGATACATTCTGGGTTTGATCTTTATATCCCGAAAATAACAATGCTCAGTCAGCGGTGTCCGGTCATTGTTGATTGGTTTGAAGGGAAGCCCAAGGATGGTGAATTTGTTGATTTGAATGACAAGATCTATCTTGAGAATGGGCATCTCGTAGTAAGAGAAGATGTAAACAAAGGAGTTGATTAGTAAAGATGATTAGTGAACTTATTAAGGTAACTGCAAAAGATGCTGAAGAACTTGATAAAATAAAGACTGAACTTAAGAAAGCTACAAACAAGCTTTACGGAGAACAAAAGAAATCCGAAGATGTTTATAATCCTTGGTTCCGGAGTGAGGCTTTAATTAATGGAAGTATTCATGACGTTGTATTTTATGGAATGATATCAAAAGATGATCAATCTTTTGGTACATATTTCTTCCATTATGTGAAGCATAACACTTGGAGATTATTTCAATACCAACCGGAAATGCTTACACTGGTAAGAGATTTGGAGATGGAATTTGAGACAGATGGTTTGATTTCATTCCTTAGCAGTCGGTTTGATGCAGAGATCATTGCTGTTCATGACGTACTTTATATCATGAAAGGAATGGACTTAAACATGCTCGACTTATATAAGGAAAATATCCGGAAAGTTGTCGAGGATTTGTATATTGAAGAGCTTGGTTCACTTTGTATACCTGCAGTGAAGAAATCAGAAGAGAACGAGCTCTCCGAGGATAATTCCTATAGAACATTTTGCATTAAATCTGCAGAAGAGATGTGTACTGCCTCTCGTGAAGCAAATCTTAGAGAGATTGAACTTGATAATCTGCGGAGAAAATGGATGCATGAAATCGAGAATGTTGCAAGTAAAGGTCCTTGTGAAGTGGAAAGTATTGCCTTAAAGGATGAAATCACAGTACAGGTAATTCGGGAATTCCAGGATCAGGGATATGATATTCATGTCTCACCGATTAAAAGAGCAACGATTCCGGGCACTCCGGAAGAAGTCCTTGTTGTTTTATCATGGATAAAGGGACTGAAAAAGGACGGAACTTTAATCATTATTAACAACTGTCTGGAGGACGTTGGTCTTTCTGCACCTACTTTATAAGAATAAAAAGAAGGGAGTTAATCCCTTCTTTTTTATCCATTTAGATTTTCTTCATTTTCATTTATATAATATTTTGGTGATGTAAGAGAAGAAAAAGAATCTTATGTCAAGAAACTAAGGGCCAAAATTACTATGGTCCGAAAATAAATTTATTCCAAAAGGAGGAAATATTATGTTTAATGAGAGTCTTTTAAAACATGCGAAAGAGGTAGCGTTTATCGGCAAAGGTATTATCAATGAGGGCAAGGAGGTCGTTTACGTACTGAGGAAGAGATCAGCTGGTGATACCTTCACGCTGATGGAGTATATTGGTGGTAAAGACATACTCGTAATGCTCGAGTACAATATCACACCGGATCGCGGCGTCATCATCTTCGAGAACTTATCGGTTTCTGAAAGATACATCTACATGAAGGGTGAAACCATGAAGTTTGATCTTCCGTCTGAGGAAATCAAAGACAGAGTTTATATGGATTACAAACACATGATGTATGGTTTGAAAGGAATCAACCGGGTGCTTTCAAGAGACGATTATGTTATCGAGTGCATCAACAATGCTGAGGATCCAGCGGTAGTAGATAACGAAGCCGATGACAAGGAAACGGTTACATTAGAGCTTCCGACTGCTGCAAAATCTTTCGAGGATGGTGGTGCACGTGAGATTGAGAATTACATCAAATATATCAACAAAGCCGTTGCTAATGGGAAACGTGAAACGTATTTAACGGATGGTACAAGTTGGCTTCCAAGAAGGGAGCACATTGAGTATCTTGTAAATGCTGGCTACGACATCAATGTTGAGAAAATCTCTGGCAACTATCACGTTGTTGCAAACTGGGACTCCGCAAAGGAATCCGGAGGCAAAATCATGTATTCAGTATTTGGTGGAGCTGATGAACCGAAAGAGGTGTCGTTAGACTTCTTCGAAAAGAAGTAAGAAGTGAGAAAAGAAAAAGAGAGACTACCGGATTTGGTGTCTCTCTTTTTTTTGTATTTATAATTTGAGTAAGTCTTCCAGTGGAGATTCTGCTTCATGCGTTCCTTTTCGACTTCGGTTAATTGCGGTTGATACCATATCATCAAAAGACTCAAAGGTCATTCCAGTAAAGGTTGAAGTAACCTGACAAATCCTTCGAATAGAAGCCATCTCATAATCGAACTGGTTCCAATCAGGATTCTTACCAATTACCTTTGCAAACTTATATGCCGGATTTCTCTTCCATCGATATGCCGTACTTAATACGACTTCCTGAATTACAGAAGGAACTCCAAAGTTTACTTTATTCATCTTCTGATTCTTTCTCCATAACCAAATCGATTCTTTGTATGGAACTGTTGAAGGAATCTTTCCATAGTTTACAAATCGCAGCATTAACTGTGCATTTGTTGAATCTTCTAAGACTTCTCCAACACAGAATTTATGCCCTTTCGAATAACTGTAGACAGTACAGCCTGTCTTTCCAATACCTGGTAAGTTAATTACCTTATGCTCGTATTCATACGTATAATACGTATTCCAGCTTGGTACTTTTAAAGTATCAAAGTGATCAAATTCACCATTCTTATAAATACCAACTGTTGTAATACCAAACAAACGTAACTGTCCAGGTGCTGTTTCTGCCATCAAACTATTCTTGAAATAGCTATCCGGAACGTATAACTCAAAGTAAGGAACATCAATCGCAATATCCGTTCCATCAGCTTTAAAAATATTCTGACGACTAAGTAACATATCATTCATATCAAGCTTTTGGAATCGAAGTGTACTATCATGAAACTTCTTCATATTCAAGTTGGTAAGTGTAGTAGCAATCTTATTACTATCCAAACCAACAAATTTTGAATCTAATATTCCAGCACATTTCGAACAAATCTTTCCACTCTTTGTACCTTTACAGCACATCGGAGAATACATATGGATGAGTCTTCCATTGTAAGTGGAAGCATTATCTTTTGTAAGTAAAACGGTTTCCCCGTTATCATTAATATATCTTCTTGCAAAGTCATTGATGTCATTTGCATCAAAGATGAAATCAAGTGTAGTTTCTGTTCCACAATCAGTTCCATCTTCATCAACAACTTCTGTTTGGTTACCTGCCATAAGCTGTTTCGCTAAGTATCCTGAATCTGAAGTACCTCATTATGAATTGCCTAATTTCATAACAGACTATATCTTCATCTCAAATATTCTATTACCAAATATTTGAGAGCTCTCCATTTGGGATTTTTGATATCATTAGATATCTCACCTACATTTCGCTCTATTATTGAGCCTACTCGCTTCGTGTAGATATTTCAATCTACCTTATTTTCAAACCAGCTACTACTATTATAGTATTTAGAGATTTCTCTCAATCTGGTTGTCTAGCTTTCCCTAGTCGTTGAACGTTACAGTATCTTGTACTGTCTTCGCAGCGGATTTTCCATTCACATGAATCTTGTTACTGTACCTAAGGCATTACCCTTCGCCCTTAGAATATCACTACTCTAAGTTAGTAATTCATATGTTAATTGGTACAACTGGCTACTAGTTGCATGTAACGACAAAGTTACATCTTTCCCGCGTAAAGAGAGGTTTATATAACGACTCACGCCGTTATGCGGCATATATTAAAAAGACCGCCTTGGGGTATGCCCCCTGTACTACAGAATTGGATGCCGGGGTGAAATCTTCTTTACGAAGTCCATCGTTGAAAGAAGTTTTCATAATATCATACTTTCCAGTATTAGGATTTATAACAGCACCACGCATCAAGAAGATATTTTTCATATGGTTGTTGATATCACCACGAGCTCCAGAATTGTAAAGGTCAAATCCCGGATCATCTTTAATAATATCAACCATCGCATCAATAAGTTGCTTCTCGATTTTATTAGCCGTCAGAATATCTCCCTCAGCTAATTCCTTTTCGTATTTCTTGAAAAGTTCATCACGAAGCTTCTTTACTGATACTGGGGTTTTTACAGTTTTCTCCGTAAGAGATACTGTAATGAGACCATGTAACTGGAGCCCTAACCAATCGCGATGGTCAATGTATTTACGGAAATCAGTCGTTGTAATTTTATCAGAGATAAGAAGTTGTGTTACTTCTTCCTCATAGTTGACTGCTTTCTTTTTTACTAATACTTCATTGTTGTATGGGAAAAATCTACGGAAACCTAAACGATCAATCATGATCTTATTCCAACAAATTCTACCAACAGTCGTTTCACAAGCACGTGGATTATGATACTCATTTGCTTTTAATGAAACGATATCAGTGCATTCATATTTAGACTTCTTAATTGTAGATTTTCCATTCTTGTCTGTAACTTTCCTATCGGCGAATAAATCAGAAAGGAAAGCAAAATCGAAATCTTTTGGATCCCTTTCGAGTAATTCACGTTTGAATTCTTCTGGAACATGACGGCTATCTGTGTAAGGTTCACGAGTCATATCATAAAATGTCTGATACACCTCGTATTTAATCTTTCTTACATTTTCTCCACTTGAAGAGATGAAGAAGGATTTCGATTTCATGACCTTATCACATTCAGCATTTGCCTCTTGTGTCCAGAGGAATTTAATTGTAACCTGATCACCATCATCAATCTGGTTTCTCATACTCTCGTATGAAGTTTAGACTATATCTTCGTTAATATAATTAACACTCTCCGTTTCGGATTGTTTCACCTACATTTCGCCCTATGATTGAGCCTACTCGGTTCAGATATTGCTATCTGCCTTTCCCTAGCCGTTGAGCCCATATCTCGATGAGATACTTCGCTGCGTCGATCATCTCTATTCTTAACCTTGATTACCATATCTCCGGAGTTACCCTTTGCCCTTGGACTGTCGCCATTCCAAGTTGGTAGTTAGACTTAACGAGACTTCCCCGCGATTAGAAGAGTTTAAGGTGACCTATAGTGATGGGTTAAGTCACCCCCGAGTCCTGCAAGATATGAATTGGAAAACTGCAGTGTATCTATGAACTGCGTTGCGTTCTTCTCTCGTGGACACAGGAAATTTTGCTTTGGAAAATGCTTGTAAATCATTCCATTGATTTGAACGACTTCTGTTTGGAGTGTTGCAATTGGATTGATTTCAGAGACAAAGATTCCATAAGCATCAGATACAGGGTAACGTGTAATGATCGCATGTTGATTCTTTGTGCAATCATACGCTGCCATGTAAAGAATGTCATTTACAGTCATCGGACGGTTTGAAATTGTGGAAAGTTCATGTGTTCCACTTGGGTCCATTCGCTTTCCTGTAAATAACACATCATTGTATTCATCTTTTGCAATTGGTGCTTTAATGGGGTCAAACCTTGATTCAGGATCATGCATGTAAAGAGTCATCATATCTTCAATATACTGATCGGAGAAATAAAGCTCCGGTTTGTATAAAGCAATATAATCAATCTTCTGCTCCCCTGTTTTCTTATCGGTTTTAATGATTGGAACCTGCTCTTTGTTTGTGATAAAATTTCTCTGGAAGAAAGATTTTAACCAATTAACCATAAAAGGAGCATCCAAGTCACAAATCTGTGAAACGGGAACTCCAGTAATACCGAATCGGCTTCCAGTCTCTTCCGGACTATTATCATGATACAAAGGGCAAGAAATAACAGAACGTACACAGTTGTCTACGTTCTTTCCCATTAAGTACTTTCGTATGATACCATTCTTTTTCTCCAGCTTCCGCTTAAAGGTATCATAAATTTCACAAAGTAATTTCTGAATCATATAATGAGTTCCATGAAGGGTAAAGTCATACATGTCTTTATCTCTTATCACTTTGCTCAAACGAATCAGCTTTGTGTACATATTATTCAGTGGATCTGTTTCTCCACCTCCATCACTTCCCGGCATAATGTCGCGGTAAAAGACAGGAATGATGATCATCTTATCTACAAAGATTTGATTTTTTGGGGTCTTTGTCAAAAGGTCAACACGTTCATCACGCATTGCAGAAGACGCTTCATCTATCTTCAATTTCCAATTGATTTTCTCCCAATTCTCATAGATAAATTCGATGCCTGTTTGCCCGTTCTCATCATCTTGTACGAGTTCGCCTTTTGGAGTAATGGAATAATACTCAGCTCCATTTACAATGCGCTCGATGTTTCTATATAATCGCCTTAATGATTTATAGACATGAGGATGAAAAAAGTGCCCATAGAGGGTCACATACGCATATCTATTTTTTCTGGAACGAGTATCGATACCAAATATTTCGTTGGATAATAAACCACCGGGATCTGCGACTCCTCCTCTTGCAAATACAATTGGAGAAGTGACTTCTTTTAAGTGATTCAATCCGACGAAGTCATCAAAATTAAATAATTCGACTTTAATTGTTATCACCTCATTTCTCTTATGAGATTGTCCAAAAATGCAAATTTTACTTATATATTATCTTTATGAAGTCTATAGAAAAGCTTTCTTAAGAAAAGGAGAAATGAGACATGAGTGAATTGACAAAGAACGAGATGTTAGAAGCAATGGCAAAGATTCAGATGCGTTCGTATGGGACACATGGAATTTTCAATCGTTACACAACTCCAGAGATCATCAATAAGAACTGGGTTGAACAGATCTTTTTGGATGGTGAATTCCACTGTAATTACTGCTTTGCGTTTTTCCGGGAGTTAATAAAGAAGGATGCTGTCCTTCTTAACAAAAAGGGAAAGACCTTAGATGTAAAGGAGCGTATTTCACTGGATTACACAACAACCTGGAATGAGCTTGCCCAAGTAGTATCAGACATCATAGCTGCAACAAATGGCGATATCGTTGCAAGTATGACAGATTTAAAGAAAGCGTTACTGAAGGCATGTGTTGACTTTTACATGACAACACATTTTGTGATTCCGGCAGAGCTTGCTGAACATGGATACAACACGTTTACATCAGAAAACTTGTACGAGGATTGTCAGATTGAGTGTGTAGTTCCAGATATTTCTTTTGGTTATAAGCTTCATGGTTTGGATAACGTTGATACGGTGAAGTTACAAGAGATCACTGCTTCAAGTGGAGATATCGCAGCAAATATCACATCTGGTGATATTAATTTATGGAATGATGCAGCGCATAAGGTCGGTGTTATCATTAACTCATTGATGGACGCGTATGAATTTGTAATGGACGATTTCCGGTTACGCATGTACAACTTCGTCGATTATCTATATCATAATGCAATGCTTGAAGATGATGATTATGAATACGGTGAAGCTCTACTATATTCTGTTAGTGAGATTGAGCGGATTCAGTATTCACCTATCATCCGGCTTCTTGAAGAGAACCCAAATCTCAGACGTGTAATGGAAGTAATGGCGGCTAGTTACGGGGATTATGTAAATCAAGTGTTCGCTGATAAACTTGCAGAAGCTATGTTTAGCATGTTTCAGATTGAACTTATGCGCGGTGGCGATACTGATAAGACGATCCCAGCTCTTTCTGAGAAAGTTCGGATTGAGCATTCAGTGAACTATACTCGTCCAGTTATCAAACACATGGGGAAACAGGATGATTAAAAAAATCAACTTAATTTTCATTTATATAATATCTATATAGATACATGAGAAAGGATATGTACTGAAAGGAGGGCATTTTGATATTCTCGTATCAACCACGTCCGGTTGTGGCTGAATTCTACATGAAATAATTCCATGTATTGTGGCTAGTATATGGATAGTTTTGTGAATGGATTCATTTGTTACTCGTGAACCTGATTGATAGTATTATAATTACCTTGATTTTTATATACTTGATTTTGATGATTTGTGAATGTAAAAACAAAGTGTTTTGGCAATGGGCACTTTATGACAATCGTGACATTCTAAAGCGTGGCAGCAACGTCGTTAAAATGGTATATGAAAAGCATGAGAAATTTATAATAATATCAATTCAGAGACATTTAATTAAGGAGGTTTAAGATTTCCTCTCTAACCTTCTCGTATTCTTTTAGTTTAGATAAAATTTAAATGGTGAAGACTGGCCTATGTAATTGATCGGAAAATGGTTGGTCTTCACCATTTACTGTCACTTTAGGAGGAAAAAAATATGAGTTTATTTGAGACAGAGGCAGAAAGAGGTTGGCAATTAAGTTTTCGAATTAATAGTGAATTACTTAGTAAAATGGCACCAAGTGAACAGACTGAAGAAGTTTGTATCATGGCAGTAGAAAGAGATGCAGATAATTTAAAGTATGTAGTAGATCAAACAAGAACGGTTTGCTATGAAGCAATTAGAAGAAACCCAGATACATTGCAGTATGTCTGGGATCAAACGGATGACATCTGCTTGCTTGCAGTTATGACAGATGGGTTGGTCCTTCGTTATGTACAAAATCAAACCGAAGAAATTTGTCTTGCTGCAGTGAAACAAAATCCGGAAGCAATCATCTATGTAAAATCTCAAACGTATCGTATCAAAGAAGCAGCGATAAAAAGAGATGGCATGATGCTTCGATATATAACCCTTCCAACGGAGTACTTCTATGAGCTGGCATTGAAGCAGAATCCGAATGCAATCATTTTCATCAAAGATCCAACGGATGAACAAGTTGATTATGTATTAGAGCAGAATCCGGGATTAATCTCTGTTGTGGAGCAGACTGAAGAAAGGAGGTCAAAAGTTTTAGAGAATTGCCCAGCATGTATTCAATATATTCATGAACCATCAACAAACGAATGCATTCATGTCGTTTCAACGGATGGGTTATGCTTACCAAATATCACACAGAAATATCGGACAAAATCAATATACTTTTATGCTGTAAAAGAAAATCCAGAAGCATTGGATTATGTCGTAGCAGATCATCCAGACGACGATATCATTTTTACTTGTGGAGTAGAGGCTTGTGAAATCGGAGGACTGAAATATTTATTCCGTCTTAAGAATAACAAGTTTCGAGTATTCAGGGAGATAATGAGAAATCGTAGACATCGTCTTTTTAGAAGGGTTGAAGATAAGGTCGATGATTTCTTCAATTGGTTTTTCGGACCTCGCTAAGGATAAGTTGAGTCTGTCGAGGTGATGTAGTGGTATAGACTGGTAATGCTTAGTGACGTGATGTTTTGTTGCGTGGCGTAATGGTATAGTGCATTGACGTAATGGTATAGTGAAGATGGTACAGTGCTGTGATGTATTGGCGTAGTTGATCTATGTGGCGTGCAGTGAAGTATTGGTGTTGTTTAGTGAGGAATGCTCAGATATGCAATTGGTAGTCTGATGCTCAGTTCAGTGTTGCCAGGTGAAGTGTTGGTATCGTTTAGTGATGAGGGTTGTGCTCTGGAGAGGTATAGAAAAGTAGAGTTATCTTAAGTAATGGTGTAGTTTGGTGACGCTAGTTTTGTAACGTAAAGGTAGGGTAGAGTAGAACACTGTTCTGTTCCGTGTCGGTGAAGTGAAGTTTCGTACTGTGGAGCAACGTTTCGCATAGGTAAGGTAAAGTATCTCATATTTGTGTTCAGCATAGGTGAAGTAAAGTGGTGAAAGGAATGTGTAGTATGGGTATTGTTTAGTGACGCAAATTGTCGATATGTTTTGTTTTGGCAGAGTATTAAGAGATATCTAATTTTGGAGCTTATTGATTTTATTGTGAAGAAAGGAGTGTGAAATGGAAGTAAAGATTACATCAGAAAAAGATATTGTATTTAACACCGAGGAATTACCAAAAGTCAAAGAAGAGCTAAATGAAATAGCAAATAAACTTGACGCTTTACAAGAACGTGATTTCTTCCAAGATAATGAAAATACCTTCATGAAAATCTTGGGAGATGCAATCACGTCCATTGATGATTTACTCGATGATATCGAAACCCTGGAATCTCAGATCTAAGCAAAGGTTTTCCATAGTGTAGTCCGCTTTTGTACTGGTATGGTCCAGTAAAGAGGGAAATGTGACGTTCAGTACGGGCGTGGTCACGTGAGGTACTGTATGGCTTTGTGCCGTAAAGGTGAGGTAAAGCAAGTCATTGTATAGTTAAGGAGATGTAAGGCTTGGAACAGTAGCGATTGGTTGGGTATCGTAATGGTATTGTCAGGTAGTGTGGTGGCATAGCCGAGTGGCGTAGTGTTTTGTGTTGATATGGTTATCTGGCGTGCTGTATGGTTGTGTGACGATTGTTGAGTATTTTAGAAAATCTTTAGTTGGTGTTGTAATGATAACGCCAGACATCGGATGGTAAAGTTTCGTGATGGTATATTATAGTGGGGTCCTGCGTGGTATAGGAATAGCTTGGAATAGTAGGGTTGGGTCTAGTAGAGTAACGGTGTGACTAGGATATGAACAGTGATGTATCGTTACGGAGAGGCTAGGTTAAGAACCGTGATGTACCAGAATAGTTTAGTCTAGTAGAGCATGGTGTAGTTATGGTGCAGTTACGCTCCGAAATGTGAGGTAACGGTACAGTGAGGAAATGCTACGCATGGGTGTAGTGCTATTACGTAGCGTATTGGTATAGTTGCATATAGATATGTGCTGTGATGGTATGGACCAGTGTCGTTAGTAAAGTATTGCAATGGTATATTGAGGAAGGGTTAAGTATAGGTAGGGTTACGAACAGTTAAGAATAGTTGTGGTGAGGACTGGTTAACCATAGTAACGAACCGGTTTGGTTGCGTGGGTTAAAGTATACTCAGGTAATGGTAAAGTATTTTAAAATTTCTAATATTGGTGAAAGTAATTAAAGACACGAAAGGAAGTATTAAATGGAAGAGAAATTAAGAAACAACACAAATTCCCTCTATGAAGTAACAGAGACGATAACTGGAGTGGATTCTCTGCTGAGTTATCTGAGGAGTATCTCAGACACAGAGACACTGAATGCAAGTACAAAGATTTCTCATTATACAGCAAATGCAATTACTGATCTTGAGAATTTGAAATCTGAGCTGGAGTCTCTTAGAAGATATAAGATTGTAGAGCGAAGGGAAGCAGCAATCGGGATTTATCCATCAGATGCTCTTGCTAAAAGTTCTAACGTAGTGTGAACGAGAAAATAAGGAGAGGATGAACACAACCATTCATCCTCTCTTTTTTTATCCTTCGTATCCAGCCGGATACATAACACTGATGTCATAATTGACTTCCTGAAGTTTCTTTGCTAATGCAATCTTTCTGAGATTGTAAAGCTCTTTGATTACATAAACAAGATACTCCTCACTGTGTGGAACCTTTAATTTTTTTGCAAACTTTGGGTTCCTGATGGTATCCAGATAGTATTGAGCCAGCTCAATCTTGCTGTTAATGTAAGAGACAATCATCATCTTATCATTCACAGTCTTCATATCACTGATTTTAATCCGGATATAATCCAACTGATTTCTATCAATTGGTTTCATTGTCTTTGTTCCACCGATCTCTTCATAGTATGCATCGTGAGCAATCTTAGAAGCAAGATCTGCGATGTATGCACTTCTTCTCTCACTGTCATTTTCTCCAGCTGCATCCATAAAGAACATCTTGTAACTTTCATCAGCAGATTCAAATACATAAGAAGCACTCGGAACCCTCTTCTTTAAATCAAGAAGATTCTTCTTTGCAAGAGCTGTCTTTCTCTTGCTGAGCTGATCAAATACTTCATTTGTATAATTGACAGCAGAACCAAGCTCATCTACAGGACTTGTTAACTGCTTTCTGTTTTTCAGGTACTGCTCGATCTTTCCCATTGCTGTCACAAGTTGTCCAGCATAGCCATTTCTTGCAGCCATATTATCGGCTTTGATTTCTTTTCTTACGCCATTCTTATCATAAGAGAACTGGCAAGCAACAACAACCGGTAAGGAAACCAGTTTGGTAAATGGCTTATTTGTCATCATTGCTTTCTGAGCAAGTGGACTTGTTGTAAGAGAGAACTGAACGATCTCATGGAGTTTTGTCGGAACGGAATCTCCATCAATCATATGTCCAATCTCATGTAACGTCAGAGCAGTTAACTCTTCTGCTGTTAAGATACTAAGAAGTCCAGTATCAATATCCAGTCTCCAAGAAGCAGCTCGCTTCCAGATTTCACGAATGGTATCAATAGTACTATCCTGATTAATGACTGCTTCCGTAATCTTTTCAATGGTAGATTTGTCCGGCGTAATCGCCATTCCAAAGAAGTTATTATCTAAAACAGGCTTAATCAAGCGTACTGATATTTTCTTTCCTGTTGCTTTCACGATTGCAGTCTGAAGTGCTGCAGAAGCAGTATCTAATGCATGAAGATTCTTTTCATCTGCATGGGCAATCAGATTGCTAAAAGCTTCAGTAATTTCAGTCGTTGAAATTTGACTCATAGTTTCTCACCTTCTTTAATAATAAAATATATAAGATGCCATCGGATCTTTCTTAAACTGTAAGAGTGTGTATTCACGTTCCTCACGGTTTGATCCGGATTGGCGAATTGCATAGAGATTTCCAGGAACAGGTCTTCCACCTATTTCAATCTGGAATAACGCATAAAGATGCTCTTCGTATTTAATGATGAAATAAGAATGTGATGTCTTATCCGGAAGGACAAGAGGATGATCCTTATTAAACTCTGCCAAATACATGGTAAGAAGTTCTTCATCAATATCCGGACTAATCCGGAGTGTATCTCGTTTGATGTTTGTCTTTCGACAAATTGCATCAATGATTAAGCTATCTTCCTGATTCTCCAGCTGCATAATGAGCTCTTTAATCTCTTTATATTCAAGCATCTGACTCATTGTAAAAGGATCGCGCTCAATATGATTTTGAACTGGTGTGATTGCAGTCCGTACGATATTCTTTGAAGAATGAATACATGAAAGATCATGCTCAGCTATCGTTTCCTGCACCAGTTTATTGGTAAACCAGCTGTATGCTTGTAAATAGATTTCATGGAGGAATTTATCATCTCCATAAATATAACGCAATCTCTTAAAGAGATACTGCTCATAGATGATAGCTGGTCCATATCCATCCTCAGAAAGCCATCCAGCAAAGTTGTAGATGGAAAGGATGTAATACATACAAGCGGTCAGATGTTGAACGTCTTCTTCATCTTTCTCACCTGTTAGATAATACTCAGTCTCAACGAGACTTCTTGCATTATCTTCATATTCAGACCAATCTAAATTTGCTTCAAAAGAAGCATACTTTAACTTGAGATATGTTTTTAACATATCAACAGTCTGAGAGATTGCATGGAAGATGATTTGGTATCCACCATCAGCATCCGTCCCAACAATGCTTCCAGCAGCTCCGATAATATCAATGATATTTCTCGGAGAATCAAACTTCATCTGCGCAATAGAACGAATGATTCCCATGTTTCTCGGACCATGATGATATTCCTCAAAAGCATCTACCATATGAAGTAAATCCGATGCAACATACACCTCATAGCTTCTTGGTTCTACACTGGCGGCGTATGGTTTGTTAAATGATTGGTATCTCCGAACAAGTCGGGATAATACAACACAAGGTGAAAATATAGAATCGTTGAATTCCTCAGATTCCATGATATTCACCGGAAAATGAATTAATGTATTCGGAGACGTTGTTCTCCTCATCAATTCATCAATATGATCACAAACGAATCTCTGGTCTTCTCTACTCAAATGAGCAAATATCCAGAAAATATCATTTGAATTTTCCAAATTTTGAAATGTATATTCTGTTAGCATAAGTAACCTCCTAAGGCATCCAAATTTTTTTCTCAACGCCCATTGCTACCTGATTCTTTGCAACTTCCAAATACTTGAAAAACTTCTTGTATTCTTTATTCACAACTTTCAGATAGTTGAAAGGAATTGCTTTGTCCCCCATAACCTCGTCTTTCAACCGTTCTTTTACTTTATCAACCGCCTGAATTTCAGGATGCATATTAGGATTATCTCCACCATCCTTGATTTCAATTTCGAGGTTTAAGGAGGGTATGAACATATCTGGGATATAAAAATGCTGTTTCCCTTCATACTCATATAAATAGGTATGTGGAGAAGGAGACATAATATCCTCGTAAGGAAAGTCCATAACACGATCTAAGAAAATTAAAAAATCCAACTCATAAGAACCAGTATAACCAATCTTATGATTTGGATTATGATCAGAGTACTGATACTTTCCAGAAATTCTTCTGGCTGCAAGCATCTTTCTCTGTTGTTCAGGATCGTCACATAACGTGACTTTTCCGTATTTACTAATCATCCGGTTTTTGAATTCCTCACGGTATTTCTCTTTACACTTCGGATCAGGGCAGAACCGATTGTACTTATTTGTCTTTGGATTCCAAGTGGTATCACGTTTACACATAACACAAGAGCCATGTGTTTTACCAGTTCTTAAATAGTAAACGAACTGTCTTGGAACCATACCAGGAATAATCATTTCCGGATGTTTACTTTGAATATGATCTGCGTACTGCTCTTCATCATTTAAGAGTTTGGAACAGAATTTGCAGTGAATATATCTAGTTGACATGATTCTCACCACTTTCTTTCACAGAATAATCTAATGTAAAATTAGATGGGTCTGTAAGACACCTTGCTGATGGTGCATAATATCTTCTAAAGCAATGGAAACAGGTCTGAGTATTTATATCAAACCAATCAGGATTATCTGAAATCTTTCGATAAACACATCTTGGACAAAACTCTGGGTAATCGTCGTGTTCTCTTTTTTCCATACTTTTTACACCACCTTTTAAAGAAGCCCTTCTAGGATCATAATCTCATTTAAGAGCTCCTCAATTTTATTTACCTGAATGAGTTTTATATATCCTTCAGGTGTAAAGTCAACGATAGAATGACATTCATTGATGTATAATATAATTGACCAGTATTCAGTTGTCTGATAGATATCCATAGATAATTTCTTTGGAGAATAACGATATCTCCTCTCATCTTCGGCTTCCATCTCAACCTCAACGATATAAGGATCAAAATACTCCTTGTATTTATTTACGATATGATTCATAGGAATCTTAATCGTTTCATCATTTTTCGTATAATGAAGATATGCACCGATGTTAAAGTTTCTATGACTTAATGTCTTTCCACCATTTCGGTCAATGTCTTCTCTTGTAGTAGCTGGAATAATCACGATTCATCAACCTCCATTCTTAACGGTCACATGAAGTCCTGTCATATCACCATTATAATCTGTAAGATAAATCTCTTCCCCAGCAGGAAGTTCGATCTCAAATGGGATATAGTAGATCGGGGTAGGATATGGCATCTCACTTTGATATTTCTCATACAAATCTTCATTAGATTTCTTCTTTACAACACTTTCCGTTACGGTAGCGTTAATGTAATTTACAGATGTTACTTTCGTTGCCGTTTTTGGTCTTGTTGTAGAGGTATTAATGAAAATCTGATTTGCAGATTTTAAGCTGATGGTAGATTTCACTACTTTTGTCGAGCGTGTAATCTTTGCCATCAAATTTGGAGCATAGACTTTTGCGTCACTACCAGTTCCTCCAGAAAATGGTCCGACCAGATAACCCGTGCAGTCCTCAAACTCCCAATTCGGTTCAACTGTTGTTAACATAGGCTATCTTCCTCCTTAAGCTACTGTTTTTCTACTATAAAAATGGGTGTTAAAAGAGGAATGGCAGCAAACCATTCCTCTTCATTTTCGTCTCGACAGACCGGATACACTCCTGCACGTCCCGGCTCGGTGTGCGCGCTTCATCACCAGCTAACGTGTCTAGCCGTCGAGATCTTCCATGACACGGCGACGCCCATGATCCCGGGTAAATCGCCGTCAACCGCCATTGCCAGACCTGCGGCGAACCGATTCGCGACAGTGGCTCTTTCATAATGACGGATTTTTATACATCGCCACCGGAGCCCTTCCGGCAGCACCTAGCGGGCGCGGCACTTCTGGCTGCCAATCCATGGCTGCACATAACCGTACTCGCTTACAATATAGTTCTATTTGTAATTTATAATTATTTTTAATTTTTATTATGGAAAACGGTCTTTTAAGGAAGAAAGCGAGGGATAGGAATGAGTATTGAACTCAATAACGATCAGCTCTATGCTACTATGGACATGGAGCATTGGTGGAAACACCCTGATCGACAGGTATTTGAAGTTGCAGGTGGAGCTGGTACTGGAAAAACCACTTGCATTATGTATTTTATCCAGCGCATGGGATTAGAATTAGACGAGGTCTTATTTGTATCTTATATGGGAAAAGCCGTTTCACAAATGATAAGAAATGGACTCCCTGCAAAAACTATTCATGCTACTTGTTATACATATGAAAAAGATGTAGAACGAGATGAAAAGGGAAGAATGATATTAACGGATAGTGGAAAGCCGAAAACAAAATGGGTGCAGCATTTAAAAGATAAACTTCCAAAAGGGATCAAGTTAATTGTGGTAGATGAAGGATTTACCATACCAGAAAGAAATGCTTTAGATTTATTAAGCTTTGGAATTCCTACTCTGGTATTAGGTGATCATAATCAGTTACCACCACCATTTGGAAGACCATACTTCTTAAAAGACCCAGATGTTGTTTTACATCAGATTATGAGACAAGCAGAAGGAAACCCGATCATTTACTTAGCACAGCGAATTTTAAATGATGAGGATTTAAAAGAAGGAGTATATGGAACGAGTGCTGTTATAAGAAGAAAGAACTTGACAGATTACATGTTAAAGCATGCTGATGTCATTATTACAGCAACGAACCGTTTACGTGGACAAATCAATGATATATTTAGAGAAAACTTTTTGGATTTCTCACATCTTGAAATTCCACATTATGGAGAAAAGATTATATGTCGAAGAAATAACTGGGGGAAGTATATTAAATATAAAGGTGAGATTTATCTCACCAATGGAACGACTGGGTTTGTTGATTATATTGAGAAACGAACCTATACGAATAAATCTGTGACTATTGATTTCCGTCCGGATTATTCTGATAAAGCATTTCATAATTTAAAGGTGGATATTCCAAGACTTAATGCTAAACTTGGATACTCAAAAGATGATGCTTGGATTGCACCTGATATGGATGTTTTTGAATATGCTTATGCACTTACTGCTTTCTCTTGTCAGGGAAGTCAGTGGCCAAATGTACTTATTTTGGAAGAGGAAGATTTCTTCCATAATGAAAGGAATTATCAGCGCTTAAAATATTCGGAAATTACAAGAGCTGTTGATAGTGTAACCTACGTAATCCCTTAAGAAATCCTGGTTTCACTTATATATTATCTTTATAGGAATAGAAGAAAGGAATGGTGATATTACGATTTATTTCAATGATGAATTAGTAGATTCCGCTATTGAAGCAGTCATAAATGGATCTTGGTATCGCCGACCGAGAAAGCTGTTTCATCCCATACGAGATATTTATGTTCATGGGAGGATTCTATATTACTTAGAAACTGACGGAAGGGTTTGTTTACCAGATATTATTATCGTTCATGAGAGAACTGCAATCTCAAAGAATGAGTTAATATTCTTGCAAACCGTGGATGTCTTAACTCATACAAGGGTAATCACACAAAAGGGGATTTAAGGATGAAAGTACATTTATTTTACAAGCTAATCAAAGGGTTAGAACCACAATTATATGCATTCACTACCAATAAACATCGAGCGATGTTATTCTTAAATATCCGGCAAGGATTTTATTATAAGATCGTGGATACATCTATGGAAAAGATAGATGAACTAAAAGAGAACTCTGGAGACCTAGAAATAGAGCTCCAGAGTTTTAAAACGTCAATTGATGGTTTCAGAACAACTGCGCTTGTTCCATCAACAGAAGTTGAAATCAAACAAATTCTATTACACAAGGAAGAACTTGCACTCCGATTATTACAGGAGAGTGCGGTTCTTCCTATTCATATCTTTAATGAGGAAGTGCAAGAAGCATTAGAAGAAATCGGATATGGAATGGCATATTCTTATTTTGAAGAAATACAACCAATCCGAGAACTGATTCCAGATAAAACGAATTATGAATTAGACTTTGAAGTAGATGAGTTGGGATTATTTATATTGCTTCATCACGATAGTATTAACGTGAAAAACATAAGGGATTTGTTGGAAGATGATGTATGATATTTTGTAATTTCAGATATTTCATTTATATAATATCTGTGTAGTGAGGAGAAAGAAAAACCTTACAAACAACAAATTTCCGGCATCCATCAATAACGCCGATGACAAGAAGGGTGGAAAAGAAAGGAGTCATTATGTTTAAAGCAAATGAAGAAGTAACAAAGTCAACAATTGATGCATTCTGTGAGAACCTGAAAGAATCCCATGAAATCTATTATGAGATGTGTCCGGAGTTCGTAGGAAAGCATACGATCACAAAGGCAATATCAAATGTCGGTTTAGTAATCGGATCAGCATGTGGAACTGCACCGAAGCAGGTTATCGTACTTGCATGTATCGCCGGTGGTGTCGTAGGTTTACTGACACCGAATAAGAAGATTGAGCGTCTGAAGGACAAGCAGATCAAGATGCTCACAGAGAGTAACCAGGAGTTAACCAAGATGGTATACGGTATGAATGAGGAGGAAAAGTAAGATGATTAAACTCAATGATTTAGTAATCGATGTACCGGATGATCCGGAAAAGCTGGAACAGGAAATGGATATGTTCGAAGAGTATTTAGATGCACAGAAGGATCATGACTGTATCTTGGCAAGCCTTGGTGTACTCGCTCTCGGTCTCGTTGCATTTCATTTCGTCAGCAAACAGTAAGAAAGGAGGCTATTATGGAACCTGCAAGAATCTTAATCAAAGATTCTAAGTTCCAGCCTCTGAGTCGTGTTTTATCAGCGACTCCTAATCGGGTCGAAACAGATAATGGTTGGATCTGCTATATAAAAAGCAGTGGGACTATTATCTGTGAGGCTCGACGGATGTACCAAGACGGAGAATACGCCGTCACGTATATCTTGAAGAAGAATGGTTTCTTCACAGTGACAAGAGAGTCTCCGAAGAATGGAGGAACCAAACGGATTGTCAAGAAAGGATTCGTCTGTGAGAAAGGTACAGAGAATCCAACGGATGGTGTAATAAATCTCGGAGGAGGGAACATCAACACACGTAAGTGTTACTTTAGAACGAAGTTCTTTGATGACTTCCTAAGAGATAATCAAATTGGATCCATTAAGAATTGTGATCCGAATGGAATCCATTTGGTACAAGATGGTTGGAAGTTGGTATCAGACGGCGATATTAAAATCGTCGATGAAGTTGATGACATGCTGAGGGTCCAGATTAATGATGCAAAGTATGTCAAGATTTACAAAGAAGAGGAAGAGGATTCCTCGGTCTTGTTCACACAGGATAATGTGTTTGAACTTGACTTTGGCGCTGGAAAAATAATCTAGGTAACTAGGGATACCTACCGTCCCTTAAGAAAGGTAGGAGAAAGAGAGGACATTATGTTCGATAAAACAAGAGCAGCTCATGCTGCAAAGAAACTGGCAAAGCTTGGTGGTGTAGACATGGCAACATTCTCTGATACGGTTACAGACCTGAAGGAGAAAAACAAGATCGTGGCAATCGGAGCCGCAGTGCTTACAGCAGGCAACATCGCATATGTTGCACTCTGCACAAAGAAAGCACACGAGCTTGAGGAGCGTTGCATTGACGCGTTGGCAGAGAACACCGAAATGGTGAATAACGCGCTTTATGGATTCGGTCCTGAGGATGATTTCGATTATGAAGAAGATGCTGAAGGCGGCGATGCACCGGCAGCGGAGGACGATTGATTGAGAAAGTCCGAACTGAAATTGAATATGGGTATGTGTAATTATGGCCCTGATGATGACGATGATACTTGGTTATCAGACGTCGTCATCGGTGGCTAAGAACTGTTAACATTTGGGTAAAAAAGAGACGCATCCGGTTTGGTGCGTCTCTTCTTTTTTTATATTTGTATCTTCTTTACGATGATACCTTCTTTTTTTACTCCATAATCTTTGCCTTTCATATTATAGAAAAGATTGATCTTCTTGAAGATTGGTTTATACTTCTCCAAGTATTTACGATGCATCTTTTCACTTGATCTCTGATTTCCATTATCAGAATAGATAAGATCATTATCAGAGTAAATATTTAGTGTTACGTTACTTCCTACAACTCCAATAGATATGAGATGTAGGATGATACTGTTGTAATTCTGGCCCGTGATTGCATAATTTAATACGTTTTCACTTCTCGTATCAAGGTGATGATGAACTCCTAAAATATCCATTACACCTTCTGCCAGATTGATTGTAATTGGTTCTTCTGTGAACATGTCAAGACTTGCTGAAAGTCCATAATAAACCTTATTCGTTGTGGATTCTTCATCAATTGGATATTTCACCCAAGGCATATTATGAGTGTCTGTAATATCGCGGAATAAAATATGACTGTTACCAGCCGATAAGAATCCGACATAATCTTTCTCTAATAGCAATCTCTTTTCTTTGCTAAATAGAGAGGTTTTGATTTTATTTGCAATGAGAAAATCATATAAGGAAGTAATCACTTTCATCTCTTGATATTCTTCCATTGTAAAATCTTTTCCCATTCGATTTGCTATATAATCGAGCTTCTTTTGATATCTGTATTCTTCTGGTATAACTCGTTCATAATAACGATACTTATCTTCGATAACAGAAGCTCCTTTGATGTATTTGCCTTTCTTATTCAAATAAATGATTCCATTTCTAAGTTCCTCGGAGGTTCCACCCATCAAATCATACGTTTCAGGTGTAAACACTCCGCTATAATCACATTTAAAACAATGCACTGGAATCACGCTATTATTTCCAACTATAACTTTCATGTAGAAGTGACCAGTATTGTATTCTTTTTGGGAATCTCCACAATAAGGACATCGTGTTTGAAATTCGCCACCAAATTGGGGATCACCATGAACTCTTCTTACATATGCATTTCTTGAATATAAAAAATCTATAATTCCTTCTTTTGTTTCTTGTATATTTAATACTTTCATGATGTCACCACCTTTCTATCTTCTAAATTGAGGGTTGAAAAGAGACCTGATTCAATCTCAGGTCTCTCCAACACAGCCACATCATACCAAGGATAATCGAGGCGATTCTTTATCGTCTACCCTTAATCATCTGTTACAATCTGCATATATTTAAATATAAGCCTTTATGTCATTTATGAATGCAGTTACTTCGTCATCGTCTCCAATAATTCTTAAATACATTCTCTTTGCAGATGAAATTGCACAACACGCAAGAGATTTCCCATCCATCAATTGATTTTTGTCTATACCTATGTCGAAGTTTAAGTTCTCATATCTAGGAAGTCTCATTTTTCTGTTTAACTTAAAGATGTCGTCAGCGCTGTCTAAGTTTACTTTAATCAGCATCGTCATCACTTCCTTTCATAAAATGACAAGAAAAAAAGAGCAGGTCGGTTTAATGACGCTGCCCTCTTTTTCTGCTCTATAATTCTTTAGGAGGCTACACAATACTTATGGCAAAGTACAATGCAACAAAGCCATCATGCGGCTTAACTATTTGTTACAATTTCCTCGGAATCTGGAGAGGTCTCGTCAGATTCCTCCAAGAGCTCTGCTTCTTTTTCAGCTTGCTCTTCTTCTAAAATACGTTGCCTTTCTGCTTCCTCCTCACGTTTCATCTGTTCACGCTTCTTAAGAGAGATATATCCAGTATCAACTTCTTCTGGTAATTCCATCTTACCATAAGCATTCAATTCAGTCCTTGGACCCATGATGAATGACTTACCATGTTTCATCTCTTCTTCTACTTGACGTTCCAGATTATTCCCTTGCATGACCACATTCTGATTGAGAATTTCGGTCCGAATTTCATCTTTCAATTTCATTTGATAGAATTCATAATCGGTCATCATATATGATTTCCCGTTATACGTATGCATCCGGATGGCTTCGTTATCCATTCCGGTAATCTGCTTATTCTTATCATTGAATTGAAGCTCCAAACCAAGATGCTTATAAAATACAGAGAAGATCTCTGCTGATCTTGATTTATAGAAGCGCTTCATATTCTTAAGACCATGCTCCATAAATTGTGATTTGGTTAAATCACTGGTAGCTTCCGGTGAGGATCTGTAACATCCATGAAGTACTGCCAACTCATCTGGTTCCAAACCAATTAAGAAGTTGAGTGACTCATATTCACCGAAACGAATAGCCGTATCAGAGAACGGAGCTTCATTTCTCTTATTCTTATAAGAACGCTCCGGTAATCCCTTCATATTAATTGCACCAGTATTTCTTGCAGAGAATCCTCGAGAGTCTGTCTGTTTGAGTGGCATGAAATACATCTTGCCTGGACGATAAGACTGACAAATACGATAGAGGTGTCCCCACTTGCGAATGTATAACGTAACCGATTTCGCAAAATCATACTTCTGTGCAATATCGAGTAATTTATAGAAGATTGAACGATCTTCGTTGATTGAATCCTGATGGACATTGATTCCACCGGTATCAATCACAGATTTCATGAATTCTTTCTTCTCTTTTGTAGTAAGTCTCTTATAGATAGAATGGAACTTCGCTGCCTGTTTTTCATTAAATGCTCCGAGAATTTCAAAGTAGAATTTTTCCTGTTCTCGAAGTGTCTTCATCTTTGCCAATTCACCTACTGCACATTCTGTAATCCAGTTGATTTCCATCTCATGTGGAACGAATGCTGTGGTACGGTTTGTAATAGATGGAAGATGAAGAAGCACGTCGACACGTTTTCCATCAGAGCTAAACGGCATGTCTTCATTCTTTAAGACTCTTGATACAACGGACTTATTTCCATATCGTGCAGTAAACTTACCACCCTCGGACAGTGGAGAAATCTCCATAATATGAGCGTGAATCTTCAAGTTACCAAATACAGAATTTCCGTCATTCCATTTTAAGTTCGGATTCCGGTCAATGAAATCTCTTGCTCTCTTAAAGAGCGAATCGATCTTTCTTGTATAAGGTTTTCCAGAATCCATAATCTCTTTACAAGTCTGATAAATCTTCTTCCAGTATTTATCCTGTTCATGGAGTAAATCAATAATCTGATGATTGAATGAATTATCCGGAATATCAGGATCATTACAGAAGATATCATAATCGACAACCATAGCGGTGCCGTTATAAAGGATGGTACAATCACCATCACGAATCATCCGTAAATTACGATGTGTAAAGTCGTAAAGGACCTGCTCGTTGATAAGAGGTCTGGATGATGCTAAGTATCCTTCAACAGTCTGTCCAATATTTGGAAGAGGCTGATAATGATCATCGTCTCCAAATAAGTTCAGTGGGATATCGTTGTTATTCCAACCCCACGCAATCTTTTGTGGATGTACTGTACTTAAGGCTACAGATGCATACTCACTGATCTCTGCTGCGTCTTCTGCTGTAAATGGATCAAAGGTATACATCGTATTTAGGTTTACACCAAATCGATAGTTCATATAAGGATCATATGATGTAGAACGATAAAGAACCGTTCCATCTTTTACTTCATCTCCCTCTTCTAAGCTATCAATAAAATCGTTGTTATACATATAGCCATAATTCTGACCGAGTTCCTCTGTCGGCTTTCTTTTGACCATATCATAACGCTTCTTTTTCTTATCCCAGAAAAACAGGACATAAACAAACGGGTGCTCCAGAATGTCCTCGAACTTTACTACCTTTCGGTAGACTTTCATATCATGGACTTTCTTGTATCCTGATGAGTTACGTCCGACAACATTTTCCGCTCCAGACATAACGAATGGAACTTCTGGTGACACGGAATTTACGACCTGATTTAAGTGTGAGGTGAACATCTGCGTTCGTGTACTATTATTGTATCGGAAATGTGTCATCGAGCTCATTCCGGCTACAGCAGGATCACCTCTGTATCGTTCATCTGCTTCAAGTAATTTTTCTTTTAGGTTATACTTTTGGATTTCGGGCATCCTTAATTCCCCCTTTTTAAAAATCTCATTTATGGTACTTCTAAATAGATAATATATAAACAAATCTCATGTTGAGATTTGGTACCCGTCGTTAACATGATGTGAATAAGAAAATGAGAAAGAAAAAGGCATGGACTTATCATCCATGCCTATAATCTTTACTCTTCATACTTGATTTTGAGTTTCACTTTCTTTCCCGTGATCTTTGATGTAATCGTATAACCTGCCTTTTCCATCTTCGCAATCAAGTCTTTCTTGTTGTCTAAGGATACGGACTTTGTAAAAGTCACAGTTGCCGATAATTCGGTTTTATCGCTAAACTCGTATTCCATTGATTTAATGGAATCCGTTTGATCCTTTAAGATTTCATAAAAGCGGATAAATTTACGATACTTTGTACCGACTATCTCCTCCAGGAGTTCGATATTAGATCCGGAAAGTTTTGCAGCGTAATCTGTTAAACTTTTCTTCATTTCCATATCCACCATTCTTTATGATTTATATGGTCATAACAGAATTTGATCGCGTATATTCTTCCGTTCCGCGTCTTTCATTGCTTTCTCATTTGCCTCTTGTTCATCTTTGAGCTGCTGAATTCTAGCATCTCGTAATTCAAACAAGCGCTTCTTAGGAAGACCCCACAAAATATCATTTATACTCAATTCGGATTTGAATAAACCCAACATGTCGTTTATTAGTATCGGAAATTGTCGAACGAAATCTCGGTACTGCCGAGCCGTTGGGTGATCAAGAAAACCAGTTCATCCGGAGTAATCGGGATGCTCTTGGTCTTGTGATGACATTTCGGACACTCAATATTCTTAAGGCTAAATCCGATATAGAATTTTGCCTGATATTCACGGAATGCTGCCCATAAGATATCAATGTCTGCCGGCTTCATAGAAAGCAGGGCTTCCATAATATCAGATACTTTCTTGATTGCATAGTAACTTCCGTCACTCTTCGGAATGAGAATCATTCCGATGCTGTTTAAGATCGGGATTAATGCAACCTTCTTGTTAAGCTCATAAAGAGCCGGGTCGTCGTCTTCGTACTTATCAACCTCTTCCTGAATCTTGTTGACATAATCGAGAACGCCATACAGATACTCGTAGCAAGAGATTGTACGAAAATCTACCAGATACTTGCAGTAAGGCATCTGGATACGGCGTACTTTACGTACCGGCGATTCCAGCGCTACCTTCATACGATCTTCCGGAGCACATTCATTCACTTCACGAATGGCATCCAGATATTTTATATCTGCAGAATCAAAGTCAATAATGGAACGTGGCTGATACTTGTATGGGATCCTGCTCTTACAAGACTCTACGTTACAGGTAAGAACCAACTCATCCTCTTCCGGCTGTGTTACAATCGTAAGACCGTAAATAGCCAGCGGAACATCGACATATGCAAACTTCTTTAAGAAGTCCTCATAGTCTTTAAAGCCACCAATTGAGATGTTTACCATGTGATTGTAGATGGTATATAATCTCCGGTTCATCTTATCAAAAGAGATATAATCGGTAGACTCGTCACCCGGATCGAGTGCGATATCTGCGAACTCACCAAAGGTAAGTCCGGTCATATCAGCCTTAAATCCAGAAGCCGGGAATGACATCGGGGCTTTCGATACTGAAAGCTGATACTTGTCGATTGCCTGTAAGAACGAGATAGTCTGATCCTGACGATCAAATTCTACCATACGAAGATCCTTGTCTTCTACTTCCACAAGATGAATCATGTTGGTCGACTGGATTGCTTTCTTTTCCTCATCATCAAATGTGATCTGCGGACCAAGTCCAGTCTTGTCGATTAAGATATGAACAAGATTCTGCTTACGCGCATCGTTCATAACCTCAGTAGCATCCAGGTATTCCTGCTGACCTTCTTCCGGCTCGATACCTTCTGCTTTATTCTTCTCAAGTTTCTCAATCTCTGCCAGAACTTCAGGTGTCTTTGCAATGATGTACTTTGAGTTTGGTACATAAGTTGCTTCACCGGTTTCCGAATCAACCTGAACCTGTGAGATGTCATCCATGAGTTCTACATACTCCGGCTTTGTCTGAGGTTTCTTGATAGCGATGACCGCTTTTGATTTCTTTGTAAGATCATCAATCTCAGCAAGCTTGTGCTCCATGTCATCTCTTCTTCGATCAGAATCAGAGAGTGGACGAAGACGCTCTTCATCCGGATCGTCTTCTTCACCAACAAATCCAGATGCACTTTTCTTGCTTTTGATTGCTGCCTCAAGCGGAGACAACTCTTCCTCTTTTTTCTCTTCCAGAAATTCTTTTGCCGGAACTGACTCAAATGGTTTTCTCTGCGAACTAATAAGTGACTGTAAAGTCATAGCCGCTTTATCCTCTTTTTCAGCAGACTGTGATCTAACCTCACCATTTTCTGCTGTTGCGTTTGCATAGATTTCATCTACGTTGATATTTGTATCACGAGATACACCTAATTCTTCATCACGCATGATTTTGTTACCTCCTTAAATTAATTCATTAATAATACCGATCAATATTCTTGATGGTATTTTCAATAATGGCTTTTCTTTGAATTGACAAAATGTCATCTCTTGATAATTTTACAAGAGCTTTGAATAACTCCTGATCATATGCGAGCATTCTAAGAATATCATTTAAACCCCAAAGTGTAGATTCAGTTTCTGTAATCTCCTTCGTAGGTTCTACTTTCGTGTGCTCACAAGCTTCTTTATATAAATCATCAAGTATATAAGGTGCTGCCATGTTTGCCTCCTTACTCTTTTAGAAATCCGAAATTACACTTGCACTCACGAGAGCATAGTTATATGTGATAGCATCGTCATTTGCCACAATAGTAATTGCAATTGTATTCTTTTCTTTCTTTCGATAAATCGGCATGGTAATTAAAAGCACTGGAGAATCATCTCCTGCAAGTCTTGTTTTTACAAACTTAAGATCACCAGAACTAAACAGCGGCGATACGATTGACAGCTGATAAGTAAGCTGTGCCTGTAAAAAATCTGTATCAATGTCTGAGAATTTTCTATATGTATAATCCTGGATATGCATACCAAGTGCCGGGATAGAAGGGTAGAATCCTTCTTTTCCAAATAATACAATTAAGATGGCTTTTGCGACTGCCTCCCAATCCTCGTAAACGAGTGGTTTTCGGAATTTATCCAGCCCAAATGCGGGCTCGTAATAAACGCTCATAATTGAATCCATCCTTTCATGTTCGAATTATAAAGATGTCTTCATTGTAAGTGAACCCTTATATTCACCTTAATATCTGGTTGCGTTAATAATTAATAATGACAAGAAATTATTGTATTCACATAAAGATAATAGGAAATTGAATAGGCTCAATTTTCATTTATGTAATATCTTTTAGATGGATATAAATGGTAAGGGTTTTTACTTGTCCATCCAAAAACTAATCTAGGGGCTGCCGTGATCTCCCTAAATACAAAAGGGCAGCAAGAGAAGGAGGAAACATCATGAAACAAATTCAAACCTTGAGCGTCAATGAAAAGATCGATTTCACAAGAACGTTCATCACCGAGAAGGACATCGAAGACCAGGACATCCAGCAGGAGTTATACTTAACTGCAATCGAATTTCAATGCTTCAATGACAAACCGACACAGTACATGAAACTCTCGTTGATGCTAAACGATACATCAGTGAGATTAACGCAGATCAAGGAAGCACGAGAAACAGCAGAAGTGCTTAGTGGATTGATGGAATGTGAAAGGGCGGAGTTTAACAAGAGGTACAACGCTAGTATTATCTCAGGAATACTGGGAGCATTATTCATGGAGTAATGTAAAAACAAACAAGGGACTGTTTCGACAGTCCCTTCTTTTTTCCCTTTGCAGGCTATTTTCATAGGAAAAACAAAGGTATAACCATAGTAAAAAAGAAATGAGGTGATAATATGAGTGAACCTGCAGAGGCTCTATTTTATTTTGCAGAGCAGACGTCACCTGGGGATGAGAAGATCAACTTTGATGTTCAGCATGGTCCTGGTGGCGATTGGTGGGTAGAATTTGACTCTTGTTTACACGTCTTTGAGTTTATGAATCGTAATACACGTCAGTATCTTGGAGATAACATCATGGATGCTTTACAGCTGGAGAAAATCCAGTCTCAACTTGCTCATGATGATTGGTTTGGTGAAATGGATCATCCGTATCCATCGATTGATGGTCAGAAGTTATCTGAAAAGAGGATCCGTACAATCGAACTTACTCGTAGATCACATAAGATCCGTAATCCGAGACGTCAGGGGAATAAACTGTATGGACATATCGTATCCGCTGGAAATGATGTTGGAAAGGGATTTGCAAACGAGATTATTCGTGGTATGATTCCGGCATTCTCATGCAGATGTTTCGGTCAGATGAAGATCATAAACGGAAGACCGACAATCGTTGTTCGTTTAGTTGTAACTTACGACTGGGTTCTTTATGCTGGATTCGAAGATGCAAAGATGATTGGAGGAGCAAAGGTAAAGACTGGGAATCTTCCGATTACAGAATCTGCTGAGGGTGGTGAATTAGGAAGTAGAGATATCGCAATTCCATTCTCTGAATTAGCACTTGATATTTCAGAGAAAGACGGTGGTGTTTCTGCGTTCCTGGAGTCCATGGATATGGATGCTTCAAATATCCTTGGTCTTACTGATGACTATTCAAAAGCAATCATTTCTCCGGATAAAGATCATTACATCTATGCAAAGATGAATCCTACTACTGTAAATCGCGTGCGTGATTTCTACCGTTCTTTCGGTAAGTAGGAGGTGTATCATGGAAAACAACAATCAGGTATTCATGGAAGCTTACTACGGTAAGCTCCCTGAATTTGTTAAAATCGAATCTTGTTTTAACGAGATTATTAAAAAAGCTCGGATTGAGAAATACAAATCCAATCCAAATAAGTATCCGGAAAATAAGGAAATCCAGAAATTATTCTGTAAGATCTTCGGATTTAAGAAGATGATTCTTTACTGGATACCAAGTGATACATTAAATGCATTTACAGTAACCGTTTCCAGCTACATGCTTTTTGGTGAGTCAAAAGATTTTATCGAAAAGAGAAGTGATCGTGGATTTTACGATACTTCTGGAAAATCGGTTCTTACTGTTTATGCATATACTGGTCTCTTAAATGAGTCTACAAATATGGATGGAAACGAAGTCTTGGCAATCTTATTGCATGAGATTGGGCACAACTTCGATTATTCGAGATTCCATATGATTGAGTTCTTAACAGATGCAATCTTAACTCTTGGAACAAGTGTAGTTGATCCTATGACTCATAAGACAATTGGTGATCTTAACGATGTTAAGTTAGATTATATGGATGAAGTAAAGAAAGAATACGATGATTTGTATAAGAAACCAAAGGAGCGGAAAAAGAAAGCAGAGGAATACAACAAGGCTCTTGACAAATATCTCAACAAGGGATTATTTAGAAAGAGCGTTATTTACGCATTAACAACATTGCTTGCTGTTCCGTTCTCTATTCCTATGCAGTTCTTCGATCTTGGGTATCATAAAGGTGAGCAGTTTGCTGATAGCTTTGCTACATCTTATGGATATGGTAATGAGTTAATCAGTGGACTTGGAAAATTAAGAAACTCACCGGTTCCTTTAAAAGAAGGAAAAGTAATCAATGTATTCCGTGATCTGTATACACTCTCTGAAGAGATTTTCCTTGGTATGTATGAGTGTCATGGAACAAATCAGGAACGTTGTAAAGAAACGATAAAGAAAATCAAGGCAGACATCAAGTCTGGAGATTATCCTCCGGAGTTACATGATGATCTGGTAGCTCAGCTTGATAAGATGGAAGCACAGTATCATGAGATGCTGTATGCAACCGAAGATGAGAAATACAAAATTACAAAGTTTTGGAGAAAGATCTGTAATGTGATCTTTGGTGGAGCACCAAACATTGCAAAATTCTTCAAAGCAAATCGAGTATAAAGGAGGTGTTAAAATTGGGATTCGAGCAGTATGATAAGAAACTTGACCAATTATGCACATTCTTGGAATCCGTAGATGATGTAAACAGTGCTACTGCAAGATCTATCGTTCGGAATATGCAGCAAGTAGCAAAAGAGAAACTTGCTTATACCAAAAAAGAAAAGCAGCGCGTAGAAGCGCTGTATGAATCTGGTGATATCGATCTGGATTATCGAAATGAAGCAATTGCTGCTTTGGAAGATGGAGAAGAGGAAACCCTTAAGATGGCTTATCCTTGTTATGAGGAAGCTCAGACAGGAAAGGCTTTATCTATCATTGGAAAAGAGTGTAAAGCGCTTGCAAAATATGTACCAGGTGCAGTTGTTGTTGGAGCTGGATGCAAACTGATTGATGTTGCAGCAAAGAAGTGGATTCTTTCCAGATTGAAGAAATACACATTACTTCATCCGGATGCAATCTCTGTTACACAGCTTACTTCAGAACCTTACACAGTTCAGGAAGCAGTTGCAAAATATCACATCAAATTCCGACTTGCTTACGAATGGGCAAAGTCCCCTGTTGCAACCAGATGTGTTGTATACAAGTACAACAACAAGGTTGTTATGGCAATTGCTTATAGCAAGGATGGAAAAGACATTGACAAGTTTAACGGTGGTATTTCTGTAGAAACTATTATCTATGGAGCAGAATTCCATAAGCATGAGGATTACTATAATGCTTATATGTGCTCCAGAGTACAGATTTCACATCCTTCTGTAAAGAGGGTACTTGACAAGATGAAGTCTGAGTGGAAACAGAAAGCTAAGACTGCTGTAAAGAAAGTGGAAGAGTCTGTTGAAGAGTACGGAATTGAAGGTGAGACTTATCTCATCACAGAATCCGTAAAGGAAAAATTCCTCACAATAGAGGAAGCAGAATACTTCAAGCAGGTAATGAACCACTATTGTGGATAAAAAAGGAAGGAATACGTAACTCACACGTATTCCTTCCACTTTTCTTAATTCTCTTCACCGTTGTCGGTGAGTTTCTCTGGGTCGTAAGTATTCTTATTGGTAACTTTGTACCGAAGCAGTACCGTCTGAAGCGTTGCCGGAGCAATAGGCAATTTCCAAGAAGACAAATCAATCTCTTCTGGAGTTACTGCAAATCGTTCACAAACTTTTGCTGCGGTCTCATAATCTAAACCTTTCAGTTCAATCTTATAATCGAATCGTCCATCCCTCACAAGCGCTGGGTCCAAACGATCAAAGTAGTTTGTAGTTGCAATGACGATGAGATTACTATTAGAGAGGACACCATCTAAAACCTGGAATAACAGGCTGGTTCTCTTATTCATATCATCATCAGTTGATGCTTCCTCATTCTCCTCTGTCTTCTTAGCTCGGGTTGGCTTCTTCTTGCGTCTGTCAGTAAACATGAAGTCAATGTCTTCAATCAGAAGAATGAACTTGCGACTAGAATGGTTCTGGACATAATCCATCGCATTCATCAGATTGTCTGATGTGGTAAGGATTAAGACTCTACCGAGAGTAAGTGCAAGATATCTTGCGATAGTAGACTTACCAGTTCCATGTGGTCCGTGAAGTAAGATACCAATTGTCTTATTGATACCAAACTCATCCTCAAGATTCTCTGAACGAGACACCATCTCGATGATCTCATCCAACTCTTTCTGTACATGGTCTACAATGATTGTATTCGGTACTGTTGAACTTGAAGAGCGAAGCATCCCTCTGGAGTTCTCTGATACTACCATGATTTTCCGGAATTTCTCACTCTTTGATTCTACATCAATCCAATGAACGACATCCTCTTTGATCTGGTTGAATTCCCTCTGTACATTGAATGCATTCGGTCCGACAAAATGGATTGATAAATAGAATGTCCACTCTCTTGTATCCTTCTGTATATAAACATAAAGGAATGCACCCTTGTATGGAATCACAATGGTCTTTCCACCAGCTTTTGCTGTGTAATCTGGTGTACGATAGAGAATCTTGTAATAGAATGCATCCTCTGGGTCCTTCTTGTAATACTCGATAATCTCATCCACCTCACTGTCATTGGTGAACTGAAAAATATCCCTTGTCACTTTCTCCTTACACATAAAGAGAAGCGTCCATAAGTCTTTCTCAAAGTCATCCATTGAAGATGCAATCTCCTTTGGAACAAACTTTGATTTGATTGGGTCAATAATCAACCCTCTAATGCTATCCAAGGTATACTCAGATAGACAAATCTGTTTTAATACTGTAGATGCTACCGATTGTGGTGTTGCAAAAGCATTGATTGCATCTACAAATCCCTTTTTGATACTACTACTCATGTCTCTAGTTCCTCCTTATTTCTTATCGTATAATTTTGGTTTCATCGCTCGAAATCTGTCCCTTCAATGATGCCCCTTTGCACATACCCCATAATATATGTATTCGCCGATGAAGAAGAGGGATGAACCGAAATTCATCCCTCCTCATTTTTTCTAAATAGCTTTCAAGAACTGAATCAGTTCGTGACAAATCTGGTCTTCAGGTGCAATGATTTCTTTCCCTGTAAGACTTGGTTCCTCATAGGAAACGTACGTAAACTTTGTGTAGATAAACGTACTGAGTAATGATTTTATACAACCTGGTTTCAATTCCTCTAACTCTCGGTACTTCTGAGTCACTAGGTATATGTAATCCGCGTCTTCCTCAATCTTCGATAAGAGCTTTGAATTTCTGACCATACGGTTATTTACTTTTCCAGATATATTGCCTGTCAATATATAGGGTAGAACTACATCCTTTCTATCCCATTCTCCTGTCTCATTTAAATATCCGGCGTTCAAAATCAATCGTTTCTTCAAAATAAGTTCCATAATACAAAATTCTTTTAAAGGTACCATGAACTGGTCACGGTAACTCATAAAGTTTTGCGAATAAATCGAACGAATTAAATTAGTCTGAATATCACTTGTGTGTTGATTCTTCATGTAGTACTCAATTTCTGAATCTGAGATTGGAACGTCATTCTGTCTCAAAAGACGTCTGATTGTCTCATCTTTATTAATCTCGGACAAGTCGATAATTCCCTTATCAATCTTTGTCAGATTCATCTCCATCTTATCAGATGCAGAGAGTCCTTCAGAATCTCTCATGTTAGTCATTTCAGTTAATGTCTTGGAGTATATCTCCTTTAAGAAGAATATCAGCTGATACTTGATACGTCCAACGTGAACTGACTATATCCTTATCATTATACTCTATTACCAAGTATAATCATACCTCCCGTTTCGGTTTGTTTCAACCTACCTTTCGCCTGCTATCTTAGGCCTACTCGCTTCGTGTAGATATTTCAATCTACCTTATTTTCAACCGACCTACAAATGTATTTATGGATTTCTCCAAATGTCGATTTCTAGCTTTCCCTAGTCGATGAAGTCATATCTCATCATTGTGAGATACTTTCTTGCGCCGATTACCTCTAAATTCAACCTTGGTTACCATATCTCCGGAGTTACCCTTTGCCCCAGAATCATCACTGTTTCTGGTTGGTAGTTGAATGTTAAACGAGATGTCCCCGCAATTAGAGAGGTGTTTCCAGAGAACTAAGTTCTCCTTACGCCACTATCTTACTAATGGTTTTGTTGAACCCTATTGGGTTCTCAGCATATTTCTTCTTCTTTGGGTCCCAGTTCTTGTTGAACCGGTACTTCACAATATTCTCACTGATGAATTGCTTCTTGATAAATTTCTCAATCAATAACGCTGGGTCATCACCGAATATCTCACGCTGTCTAAAGATTTTCTCATTGTGGAATGCCGAATCCACAACCTTTCTCTTGACATACACAAACAGTTTGTTGAAAATGTTGACATTGTCCTGAAACAGCTCCAATGTCGGTGAAAAGAAATCGTATATGATTGATACGTCTCTCTTCGGTTTCAACTCATCTGGCTTGATTTTATTCTTCGTGAAATAATGAAACATCACCGGTACAATCAGTTTCATTGCAAATGATATCCGAAGCAGAATCTCAATATGAATATTCTTAAATTCCAAAGACTCCAAATATCGTTTGTCTGTATTCTGCTTATAGGTTACATCTGGTGAAACTTTCTCGATGTCATCGAGATAATTGTCATGTACCATGTCACGAATCTTCTGACACATTGATGGTGTGAAGATTAGTTCATAAATCAAGTCAATTAATGCTTGTGGATTTTCGCGTGTGAAGGCTCCCACTTTGTCAATCTCATACTTGATCTTTAGGTATGCAGTCACCAGTTCATTCTCTGGGTCATACCGATTGATGAAGTAGTCGATGTAACTGGAAAAGACTCTTAGATGTTCCTCATAAGAAGACTTCTTCACACAAAAGTTGTTGTACTTCTTGAACTCTGGTATTCCAAATACCCGTTCAAAATGTACGATGAAAATGTTGCCGTCGCTTTCTGTTATCACTTCTCCTTTCTTTGGCTTCCAAGTGTTGATCTCAGCACTTCGGTTTGCGTATCGTAATTCCTCTTCAGTATTCGGTTCCTTTTTCCGTCTACTCATTGACGCAATCACCTCCCGAGTTTATAGTTACTTATTACTCTCAAAATGATAATATATAAGTAAAATTTATATTAGCGTTTCCTGTCGAGTGTACTGAGCTTTTTACGACCCTTAGTTGCTCGTGTGACATGAGTTTTGTTTTTCGAATTCGTTACAGTAGAACGTTTCGCTGTATTAATCTTTGTAGCAGGGGTTTTTGATGGAACGCGCTTTCCTTTAGCACGACTCTCTTTCCTCTGCTTCTTGTTGTTTTCCAATTCCTTGTTGATTTTTCGATCCATAGTACGAATCTCACTCGTCATCTTTATATCCTGGAAATCACGAATTTCACGGAAGAACTCATCCGGTTTCTTCTTCATAAATCCCTGTACGAATTTGCTGAATGCATTGATCTTCTGGTCAATTAAAAACCGACATGCAGAATAAATAGACTTGTCATAACTCATTTTATGAGACTGATTTGTCTGCTCTGGCAACTTATCAGCATATTCCTGGTCCATCTTTTCATAAAGCATATCAATAAGGAAGCCGTTCTGTTTATACAGAGCTGCATACTGATAAATGAAAGATGGTGAATTAGAGAAGAACTTCACATAATAGTTACGGAAGGTCCGTTCTTTCTTAAGTTCTTCATTATCCGTGAAAAATAACAAAACCACATCATACGAATCTTTCAGGTTCGTATCTGAGCCTACAGAAAGGTGAAGGAGATAATCATCATCTATCTGTGTATGGGCAACCATTTGAATTCGTTTATTTCTCATAAGATTTTGATACTTATCTTCGTATTCATTACTTTTTACCTCCTCTTTTCCAAAAGGAGCTGCTAAGAATTGCTCAATTGTTTGAAATGATGTCATATCCTTCACCTACACTTCCCTTAATTGTTTCTTACATGTGTGTGGTTCCATGAAGCAACCAGAACCTGATTTCCTACTACAAGAATAGAAAGAAGGTCTGATGTTGCTTTTAAGATCTCCACATCAGTCTTTACACTGTTAATGACATCATCGGAGAAGTCCATAATATCAAGATCAAATACCTGACCTTTGATATGGGAAAGCTCTACAAGAAGGAGTGCTCCCGGAATGGAAACTTCTTCACCAATTGTATAATTCTTGGAATCAAGACTCTCCACAAATTTTGCAATTAAATCACGGAGAACAGATTCTTCTGTGTTAATCTTCATCTTGTTATACATGAATGTGATTACTGCATCGACATCCTCTTTTAAATAGATCATCGGGAAAGAAATTTCTCCAAATGCATTACAAAGGACATCACAGTATACAGACTTAAATGCAGATGCAATGCAAGAAGCGATGGTACGCTCTAACGGAGTGGAATCCGGGTCTGCAATTAACTCATCTGCACTCTTTGTAATTGTAAAGTTACAACCCGGAACGTAACCATAGCGATAAGCGGACTCCGCTGCACGAATCGCATCTTCTGTAGAATCCTTCAGTAAGTCTTTTGACATATCGGATTCACCACCGACATAGATCTTTGCAATCTTCATCTTCAACGAGCAAACGCGGTTCTGTGCTTCATAAACATCACGGGTATAAGTACCAAGCTCTGTAAATTTCTTGATGACTTCATCCAGCTTATTCTCTGCATTACGAAGTGCTGTATTATAAAGCTCATCATCATAATGAGATGCCTTAAATACGGAACTCTTCTTTCCAATTGTTGCAGTATCACAAAAGCCGAGGTCTAACACGGTATCTTTCAGACGGTCTTCATCATAAACAACCGCCTCAGAACGTACAAGATCTCCACTGTCTTTCTGCTTTGTTACAAGGATTCCCGGAATCGCACGATCAAAGATGTTAACGATATTAACGATTTCGGATTCTCCTTTTCCTTCCATAGCAGCTTTATCCATCTTATCAACGATGATATCCTCTAAATCACGATCAATAACTGTCGTTCCAAGAACGATTGCAAGATCCGCAATCTGCTGCTTTGCAATGTCATTTCCGCTAAAATAAGAGCCGATGATCAGGTTGATAGTGTGCTTTTCTTTTAACTCTTTTAAGAGTGATCTCCGGATTTCTCCAGTCAATAACTTGTCATCATACCACGGTGCTAAACAAATCAGTTTACGCCCGGATACACGACAAACATCGTTAAGTGGTTTGATGATATTCTCATATGTTGATGAAGTTACCTTCTGACCGAAGATCAAAACATCCGCATTCTTGAAAAATGCAGTATCGTTGTCATTATTGATATAAACATCATCGCCGAGCTTTACGTTGATGTTATAACCATCGGTAATCTCGTAATAGGTTTCTGATGTGTCTGATGTTTCGCAGACAATCGCCGGGAAACCAATCTCATCATAAATAGATGTGATGATGTCAACCATCTCAGCATTTCCATTACTTGAAATGTGAACGATCTTTCGAATACCCTCAGACAAGTTCTCCGGATTCAGATGGATAGCAGAAGCATTGAGTTTCTCTACGATAGAATCCGTAACTTTCTGGAATACTTCCATGAACTCTTTCGGGCGAACATCTGTAATCTCCGGATTTGTCCGCATTGCATTCATGAATGCCTGAAATACTTTATTAGTTCCGATAATGGCAGATGTTGTTCCATCACCAACGGAATAGTTCAAACGACCACAGATATCAGTGATCATGCCACCGATTACCTTATCTACTTCAGAACCCTCGAACTGATCAAATTCGATATTTCTACAAACGGTAAAACCGTCCTTTGTCACATGCTTGTACGGGTAAGTTGAAATAATTGTCGGCGACCCGTATGCACCGAGCGTCTTCTTTAAAATGTCCTCATATGCCTGAAACACAATCGAAGCCCTCTCGAGAAAATCATCCCGCTCCATTACATTAAGCTTCGGTGATTCAGTACACTTAATCGTACCGACACTACCACTGTCGGAAAAGAAATCTTTCGACATAAAAAATCCTCCTTACTAAAAATCTTGTTTAAAAGAGAGTTTCATGGATTATCATAAACTAGCAGATTCTGTTGCAAAGAATCGATCAAATTTAAATACATGCTTCTCTTTTAACTTCTCTATGTCAACGATAAATTCACCGTCTTCCACATTGTATCCATACTCTTCAGCAACGATAATCGAAGAGTAATCGAGTTTTCCTACATCTTCTAATACTCCGACATTTGTAATATCAGAGAATATATAAGTAGAATCATCTGGAACCTCGGCAAGTGCCGATTCGATGGGTCCCATCTTTACTTCAACAAACTGAGAAATATCAGAAAATAATTCTCGGATATCTTCTAAAATTGCTTTGTTGTGGTAAGGGTACCAGATGATTGCTTTCTTGGAAAGTCCATTGTCTGTACCGAATAAAATCTTGAGAGCTTGCACAACGCTGAGTGGAGTTGCAATCTTTAAAATCTCTGGAACAAGCTCAATATTCTTATCTAAGATCATCTCTAAATCATTCATTCGAACATTATCCATATCCTCTACTAAAACGAAATTCATGAGAAGATTCTTATAAGGTCTACTGACATACCAATCATCTAATTCTTCATCATTCATCCCAATGATCTCTGAAAAATTCAATGTGAAATTTGGGTATTGTTTGATTGGTTCGCCGACCGAAAGTGTCTTTAATATTGTAATATAAATGGGTCTGACGAGGTCTGCATATTCCACAAAAACCGATTTACTATTTAGGAATACAGAATCAAACGTCATGACTCTATCTTTATCAGCCATTTCAATCCTCCTCTAAATGATGATAAAAATCTGGGATAAGCCAGAAACTTATCCCAGAAAATATTACTTTTTACTGAAACGGAATCTCATCTACGGAATACTCCGTTGTCTGAAAGTCGCTTCCTGCTGACCAGCCAGAATCTGACTGTCCGCTGGTGTTGTTTGCCTGATTGTTATTGTTGAATCCACTTCTGTTTCTTACAAACTGTCCATGATAACGGCTCTCATGACTTACCATACCAAGCATCAGGGAGTAGGATGAAAGAATCTTGAAGAAGATATCAAAATCATTTACATCCTCAGAAATCATCTGACCACCCTTTGTCGGGTCATAGTCGACGATAACGGATGTCTTTCCAAACTTAAAGGTTACCACCTGTGTCGGATCTACACCCATGTCGTTGATATTTCTCACGAGAGAAACTGCGAAAGCTGCACTGCCGTTATCTTCCGGGTATAATGTAATCATAAACATTCCCGGAGTACCGTTCTGAACACCACCAACAAGAACACCAATAGATGTTCCGTCTACCGGAATCGGATCACTTCCGTTTAAATACTTTTCAAATTTTGCTTTAAACTTGCTTACAAGTGCTGCACACTTCTGTATAGAAAGTGCAGTGCCGATACGATGCTGCCAGTCATATCTGTGAATACCATTCGCATCCTGTCCGGATGTCGGTACCCAAGAGATAGAAACTTTGTCGTTCCAGAGAGCGACGCTGAACTGCATCGAGTTATCACTTGCATAAAACGATTGTAAACTTGTGTTAATACTACTTCTTTGCTGTCTTGGCAGCTGTGATGCTGCCGGATTTTGTCTGTTGAACATTTTAATTTTCCTCCTTAAATATCATTTAATACTAGGTATTATGGTATTTGAAATTAAATCTCAGAAGTCGGCGTATCCGGAGTTTCCTCAGGTTTTTCAACAGGTTTCTTCTTTCTATACTTTGAAAGTATCTTATTTCTGATCTGAGACTCGATTTCGACCTGTGTAATATCATCCAGCATATCAGCATAATGCAGAATGAAGTTTCCGTTAATATTAAAATCATCATATTTTTCATTAATGAAATCATTCTCCAAGTTTGGTCCATCTCCACGAGAGAGTTCCATGAACTCATCAATTGAAATATCTTTATTGTGAAGAATGTATTCCATACACTTGGTGATACCAGCAACGATTGTGATATCATCTTCATCATCAACAACTTCTCTTAAGGAATTCGTTGTGACATCTTTCTTCTTCGGCAGCATCTCTGCCAGTTCTTTTTTATGTTGTAAAATGTAGTTGTAAGCGAACGTTAAGTAGTTCTGCTTTAAGTTAATGACGAAGAAACGATAGGTATAGTGTATGAGCTCAAGCTGCTCATGTTCTGGCATATCTTCCAGATAAGGAAACCCGATAGAGAGTTTCTCTTTAAAGATATCTCTCATAAAGCTCATGAACTGATCATAGAGCTGTGTGATTTCCTCCTCGTTTTCTTCATCCATGTTTTCTTTCGTTATCGTATAACGTGTTTCAAAGGTTTGTACAAAGTCGTTCTTTCCATAGGTAATAGGATCACTAAACTGCTGTCTAATAGAATCCTTAATCATAGAAAGAGGTAACTCAGAAAGCATGATCTCTTCATCTGCTTCTTCTGAATTATAGTCAAACCCCTTAAAGTGATCTAAGTTCATATATTACTCCTTTCTTAGATTTTTCCTTCTGAATATTTCCCATTGATAACTGGAATCTCAAAGGAATCTGCTTTTGCTTCCTGCTTACGTACCATATCCTGTTGTAATTTATTCATATAAGAAGTTGGATTTGGAACGGTATCCGGATGTGGATTTAACCTTTGATCTTTCTCCAATTCTCGTAAAATGGTTTCATGAAGTTGTGTTTGATCTAATGGTGGTCGATCTGGTAAAATCTGACCGTTGTGTCCAAGAACGCTTCCATCATGTGAAACACCCATAGAAGCAATCAATGATGGATTATTCTGGTCTCTTGGAACCCGATGAAGTACTTTATCCGGTGTAATTGGCGGCTTAGGTACTGGTGGTAATCTGTTCGGGTCTTCGTCACGTTTTACAGTTTCCTGTCGTACGGTTTTCTTCGGTCCTTTTGGAGCCGGTTGTGGACGATAAGGACAATTCCTATCTCTGCAGTGTTTAATCTCTTCCGGATCAACTCCACAACTCACATCACAGTTTGATACTGCTCCATTATTCATTCCACACATAGCTTTTGCTGCTCCAACAGTCCATGCAAAATGCTGTATATGGCCGCAATCGCAACAAAATAAGGCGAATCCAATTTTCTTATTATTAGATCCGATAATGTCAATATTCTTTTTATGCCTAGATCCGCAATCCGGGCATTTCCATTTCGAGATTCGGTCTCGATCCATTACTATTGCCAAAAAAGTTCACTCCTTTCTTAACTATTAAAGCTTTGTAAAAATCCATATGGAAATAAAAAAAGAGGGATATGAATATCATATCCCTCTCATAAAATTATTATTTCGTCTTCTTCTGGCAGTATGCTGCGGAAACATATCCTTCATACTTGCCGTAAGCAACGTAATACCAGGTAGCCTTTGAGCTGTCCGGTGTGTAATATCCATAGCAGGTAATCTCGCTTCCCTTCGGAATTGTCGTGATGATACCCTTGGTCTTTCCAGCACCAAGACGAAGATTCAAGTTGGAAGTGGTCTTGTAGGTTCCTGCGAAGTCCGAATTCTTCTTTGAAGCTGCTTCAACAAGATTCTTGCTGTAGGTTGTAACCTTAGTAGAAGTACTAGTTGATGTAGTCTTGCTAGAAGAACTTGAGCTGCTGGAAGATGACTTAGAAGCAGTCTTAGCCCAAGTAGCCTTGAACTTCTCCGGTGTTCCATAGGTTGACTTCAACTTCGTAGCGGTAGATCCCCAGTTAGGAAGCTGGAAATGAGGTCTGTCTTTGATAGACGTCCAACTACCACCCCATTCAAGTCCGAGTTCCTGACCAATCTTACCAACTTTATCGAAAAGTCCGGATGCATTGTTATATGCATCATCTGATGTCTTTCCATCACCATCGACATCCATGATCAGATAGAAGTCAAATGCAACTCCCCACTGATGCATAGATGAGTAAGAAGATCCTTTCGCATTTGTTACAATGGATCCTGCCGCAGTACGTCCCTTTGCATAAAGAGCATCCTGCTCAGCAACGGTTCTTACACACTCGCTAATACCGATTGTGATTCCTTTCTTTTTACAAGCTGCCTGCAATTCAGCAACTTTTGTCTGTAATGTAGGATGTAAAGCACTAATGTCTCTCATACTTTTTCCTCCTTCTATATTATGTCATTTAATAAATGGTTTCTACATCGTAAATTCACGATGCAAGTTCTCTGAGACAATCTCCTTGATAATGAATAAGATAATAGGGACAAAAAAGAAAACTTGGAGATTTGCATCATCTAAATCCATGATTTCATCACAGATTCCGAGATCAATATCGTCAATTGTGAGTTCTTCCTTTCTTGCATATCTTTGAATCAGATCGAAAGTCTTATTATCTACAGGACCATTGAGACGAATGGATTCCACCATCTCGGGGGTCATGATAGCGTAAGTATTAAGTCCAGACGGATCAAATATCTTTGGGATATCAAGTACTTCAACAGTTCGATCAATCCAGCGATAAAACGCAGTTTGATTATTATAAGAGCCATTAAAGGTGATATATTTAAACTGGTTAATCTTATCCAGCTTTCTGGTTTCAAAGAATCGATAAATTGATTTTTGATATTTGATTTTCCGCTTCGGATCTTCAAATTGCTCGGTTAAGAACAAGGAATCAATCTGTGCTTTCTTATGGAAAAGCTGATGAGATTTGATAAACTCAAGCTGAAGTGGATCAAATAACTTCTTCTCGTTTTCGAAGTCTGCCAAGAAGCAATTATACCGTTCATTATAAAAGAACGTGATATAAGCATTGCAGATTTCATCATACATCGCATCAATTTTCTTTAACTTCTCATTTTCATCGGATTCAATGATACAACGATCTTCGGTTCCGATATTTTCCATAATACAAGTATATTCACCAACAGTTTGGTTCTGAAGATGCTCAGCTTCTTCATTATCAATATACTCAAGCATATAATTGATTTTATAACAATTCTCCATTACTGCGGTGTCGTATTCAACACCCGTAACACGGAAAATGTAAGCATCATGTAAATGCGTAATCATAAAGTAATCATTCTGAAGTGGCTTTAATGTACCAGCCATAATGATTGCTTCACCTTCATATTGCGAATCAAGTCCCTGGTCTTCGGTATTGATATTTAATATCAAACTATCAAGCCCATATAAAGGGAGATTATTAATTACCTGAAATCGAATCGGGGATTCTTTTCCTAAGATTTCAGCAACATCACCAAACCCAGCATCTGTTGTGGTCTGGTCTGCTTTGATGTGCCAATAACGAACTGGCACAAATGATTTATCGGTAAAACGACGAAGGGGAGAATTAAGACGATCTTCAAACTTAAAAATATTCTCCTCTATCATCTTTTGCTCATTCAATAGTGTAGACACTTCGTTCTCACCTCTTTTCTTATCAGCTTATACCTTTGTTTTTGACGGGTAAAAACCCGGACGGCCTGCTCATAGCCATCCGGGTTTCACCGCGCAATGCATTCTTTCCATACACGGAAATTGAGGTTTTTAGGTGAGGGCGTCATCCCTCGACGCAAGGTTTGTTATATGGGCATAGCATATCCTCGCGCTAATATATTGTATTTTGTGATTGAAAATTAATTATTCATCACCATCTTCTGATGCCTGACCAGATTCCTGAGAAGAATCGGTTTCCTCTTTCACTTCAGACTCATCAGTTTTCGGAGTAGAGATACCTTCTCCCTCAGTTGTTGAAGGAGTTGTTTCTACTGTCCCTTCACCCTGATTATCCGTGGTCTCTGAAGATGTATCATCTTTCTTCTCGGAATCATCAGAATTGTCATCTGTAGAATCCGTGTTTTCTACCGGAGGTTCTACTCCATTATCACCAGGATCTGTTTTGTAATCAGAGAGTCCGCTCTTATCATCTTCAAGATCTCCACTTGGAAGTGAATTATCATCAGAAGAAGTATTATTTGCATCCAGAAGTGCCTGGACAGTATCTGTGTCGTACACATTCACATAGTTGTTGAGTGTTGTTGTAACATGGATTGTAATCTGAGTAATATCTTCATCAAAGGAGATATCATCAAAGGTAATACCTTCTGTCTCAGAATCGTAAATCGTTACAAACTTCTCATAGAGTGGGTATTCTGCAACTCCATGATGGCGAACCGGAGGCTTCTGCCTCATGAATGTACCAGCCGGATGCTGACCATTACGATATGGTATTGGATTCGGATTGTAGTAATCCGGATGAATCATGTCAGAAAATTCTGACTTGTAATAGTTGTCCATTGTATTCGCGGAAACATATCCACTGATTGAGTTCGCTTTTGCCTGTAAAATATGAACTCCCTTAATCCGAAGCAGATAAGGAACAAGTCCACGAGCTTTCTGACGAACTCCGATTGGTGTAGATTTTCGATAGCTACGAACGAACTTCACAACACCGCTGGTAAGAACTGTTCTTACAGAGATCTTATCCTCTGAATCAATGCCATCTGTGTACATCGCCGGAGCCATCTCAAACTCCTGCATAAAAGTACCACCATCTTTCATAGATCCATCCCGGAGATCCAAAATCTCAAACTCAATACACATCCGGTAAACATTTGCAAGCTTCTCAATAGAAGTAAGACCGGAATTTGTGATTCCGTTCTTCATGCTAAATGCAGCGTCACCGTTTGATGTAGAATCTTCTCCAAGATTAGATAATGAGATGTTCACTTCCATCTTCTCATCGTTCCAAACTTTCACTGAAGTTGTTGGTTTTGCAGCATCATCAAGAACGATCAACGTATTTGCTTTTAATCTCGGCTCTTCTATTTCATAAAGATCTTCGCCGAAAATTCCATATAAACCTGGTAAACCCATATCTTTTAATTCCTTTCTCTTTTATTTTGAGCGATTTCTTCCGCCTTAAGTATTCGTTTCTTATTATACTCAGAATCATATGAGGTCATGTATTTAAACTTGATCTCGATACGTGGCTTACAAGAATACCACTTTCTGGAGATTCCTTCAATAATAAGAGCATCATCATATAAAAGAACACCTTGTACCATGTCAGAATATGTCTTTGCCAGATTATCAAAGTCTGGTTTCTTAAGTGGTCGTATCAACCCCATCTCTGCTAAGACCTGATCAACAAGTCTCATATCAGAAGGGATTGGAAGATACGCATCACAATAGAAAATACAAGGTGTATCAATAATGGGTGTATCAAGTGTCTGTTTATAGAAGTTCTTAAAGAACCTCTTATTATCAGCAGCACCACTTACATAGAAATGTCCATTTGCAGATCTCCGTGGTCTTGGAGATGCTTTTGGAATTACATAAATGGTGTATGTAACAGTTTTCCACTTGATATTTTTGATTCGATTGATTTCTGGTTTCAATGAATCAAGCGCATGTTTTGATTTCACATGCGATAAGATGTAGTTTAATCTTCCCTCCTTGTCATTTGGTATTTCTCCGTACTTTTCAAGATATTCTTTTTCCTTTTGTGTCATAATTTTCAGCCCTTTCTTCTCCATATTTATAAGCCAAGGAATGAAAAGATTGCTTCATCCATAGCTTCGGTTACTTTTCCAATTACATTACTTGGTGTATCTTTGATATTGCTAATCGTGTTATTCCAAAGCATAGAAGCCTTGGTTTTAAGTTGAGACTGAATAAGATTCAGTCCACAAGCAGTTGCTAAGAAATCTACCAAGCTCGTATTATTCATAAACAAAATTGGATTGTTTGCAGGTGTCATTGCAACATCAGAATAGAGGTCTGTAATAGATGCAGTTACATCACATTCGCAATAAAGTCCATCAGAGTTGACATTTCCATCAGAAACATCCATCTTTATCGATAAATTATCGATAATACCTAAGTTTACAGTCCAAGCTCCAGGCATGTAAGCTTTTACAAGGAATGGTGAACCATAGCTGTTTGCTGTTGTTGCACGCGGATAAGCAAGCGCAATCCAATGCATCATAGGTACAATAACTTCCATGTATAAACAAAGTTTGTTTCCATAAGGAGCTTTGTAATGTGCAGTGATTGTATGACTGTTAGATCTGGTGCATCCTGACCAAATGTCAGGCATCATGATATTTTCACCACGAACGACTGCTTTACCACAGGTAAGAAGTCTACTGAGAAGAGATCCAGCATCTTCATTTACGCCACCAACAGTAGCGCCAAGTCCACTTTGAATCGTGCTAAGCGCTTTATCACCAAGCTGCTGAATGGATTCACTATCAACTCCACCAGAGTCTAAGAGGAATGCTAAATCTTTTACAGAAGAAGATGCACTGTCAAGAACCTGTTTCATCATAGACTGTGTAGTATTATTGCCAATATCATATGACATTGCAGAACTATCCGGATCTACATAAAACTGAATATAGTTCTTCTTCTGTAATCCGTTTTCAACCTCTGTTAAAAGATCTGAATCCATACCTGCGTATTTATCAGTAAGATCTACTTCTGATGAAGTTGGTGAATAAGTCACCGTTTCGGTCTTCGTCTTAGTTGATTTACTCTTGCTACTGCTCTTTGAACTGCTAGAACTTTTACTACTACTTGAGCTTTTGCTACTAGAGCTGGACTTTGAACTGCTAGAGCTCTTACTAGAACTAGAAGATTTAGAGGAGCTTGAAGACTTTGAGCTTGAACTTGTCTTCTTTGTAGAGCTCGTTTTCTTTGTACTACTTGCTGTAACACCACTTATTGTAGCATCCAAAGTCGATGATCCAGTTGTTTTAGTTGATGATTTCGTTTTTGAACTTGTACTCTTTGTAACTTCTTTTGTAACCTCTGTGCTCGTATTTGATGTTAATGCTGCTTTTAATGCTTTTGCAGATTGCTTCACAGTAAGTCCCATAGATTTCGTTAATGAACTCCACGCTTTCTTCGTTTGAGTTCCAACTGCTGAAGAATACTTTGTACCGTTCCATCGGTAATCTTTCCAATCAAAACTTAAGAAATTTACTTTCGAGTTATTTATAAGATACCCAGTATCTCCGCCAAGTTCCAAAAATCCAGCGGCTGTTCTACATAAGACATTCACGTACTGATAATACTCGATGAATGCACTCTGAAAATCATAGAGCTTCAATTCATCAGCACTGTCAGCATCTGTAATCATCTGTTTGATAGACTCAAATCGTCCACTTTCTCCTTCAAGGAATGCATTTGTAACAGCCGTCTTATCTGTTGCACTTGGAAGATACTTTGGTTTTCCCGGGATGATTGTAAGGATTGGTGCGTGCATTATTACATTCTCTACATACTTTCGACCAATCTCAGTAGATATTCCGGGAGCTCTTTGATCAACTGTATCAAGAAACTGATAGGGGAGACCAAAAAGTTGCATGGTTGTGTTTATACCATCACCATCTCCACTATACGTTGATATTGTCCCAGTTGTTTTCGTTAACTGGCTTTTCGTAGTCATTTCATAAAGCCCTCCTTTCGTAAGGTTATAAGCTTAATCAACTGTTTTTTGGGTGAAAAATCCAGGGTAACCACTTAGAGTTACCCTGGAATAATTATTTAATATCCTCGTGCAATTTGCTGTGAAAGCTTTGCATTACGAGAATCGGATGTTGATTTTGAGGCTTGTGTTGTCGTAGTGGTTGTTGAATTGTCTGTGTTGTTTGTAACAACGACATTTCCACCATTATTTACAGAGGTACTACTATCGATTTGAATGTCTTCGATCTTACTTGTATCTGCTCCGATATCCTTCAACACGCTCACAATGGTTTCCATAAGTGCAATAATCTTCTCATCATTTGTAGATGATTCGGTGATGCTATCTGTGGAAACTCCGTAATTTGTTGTATCAAATGATTCAAACTCAGAGGATTCAATACCAAATCCACCATGGTTATTCTTTCCAAATCCTCCTCTATTAAGAAGCGGATTTCTTGAAGCAATCTTAGGTCCAGTTCCAGAACCACCAGATGGTCTTGATTTGTAAAGTGCTTCGGCGTCAGTTCCACGTTGATTGTATGCAGAATATCCCTGATTCTTGGGTTTCTCATATTTAAGCATCCACTGTTTAGCAGCCTCATATGGAGAACTTGCACTATTAACAGCATTCCATGCAGTACTACCCTTTTGGTCATTATAGATATAATTGAGCTGCGCATCATCACTACCTACAGAGAGGTTGTGTTTCTTAGCATAGTCAAGAAGACCTTGCTTAAGTGTATAATATGTGAACTGAACTAATCCGTAACCAGCACCATCCTTTACGAAATTATTATAAGTGCCATTATCAACGGCTTTCGTATAAGTATCATCAGTATAGCCAAGTGATTTCTCATAACTATTCTGCAAGTTATTTGCCTGGAATCCAGACTCTTCCTGCATGTTACCCATGATTCCGGCTATACCAATATCACTAAGTCCCTTCTTTCTGAAGAAACTCCAAATATTATTCTTTGTTGTATCATTTCCAACGGCTGTATATGAATCAGATGCTGATGATGAAGTATCCGTTGTACTGGTACTTGACGAACTTGAACTACTTCCCCATGTGAAGTCTATGTCATCAACACTCTTTGTACCAAGAGCAACCTCTAATGCACCAGACTGTAACTGGCTAAATACACTTGCAACATTTGATGCAATATCATCGCTGCTTGAACTGCTATCAGTAGATACAGTTGCATCTCCTGTAGATACAACATTCGATCCGGTCCCTGCATCACCAGGTCTCCATACAACTTCATATCCCTGACTATGGCCTGTTTTAGTTGCACCAGCACTGCAGAGGGCATCGGTTGATCCACCATTATATACATAATGGGTTCCGTTTTCATTTCTACAAAATATTTCAACGTGACCATGTCGTGTAATAATATCGCCTTCCTGGAGATTATCCCAACCAGGCCATCCACCATAAGTAAAGCCATCACTGATAGCTCCACTTGAACAGAGTGAACTTGATGTCACGTTTGTTCCTTCTGGAATTGCTCCATAAATCTGAAGCATGATTCCAACAAGTCCAGAACAGTCTGGACGCATTTTCCATTTCTTACCATTGTAAGTAATATACATTGTACCACCCTGGTCGTATTTCGGTTTCTGTGCAGCAACAAGAGCTTTTACAGATTTAACGATTGATAACCAATCTCCTGATACACCACGACCACCAATGGTTCCCTTTGGATATTTGATCTGTGGAACGAATCCTCGACCATTTCCTCCAACATTGAAAGCCCAAGATTTTGCAGCACCTTTTGCAAGTGCAGATGCTTGATAGGGCTTCGAATATTCTTTTCCTCTTGGATCATTGACAAGAACTCTACCAGAACTGTCTAATCCAACAGCAACAACGTAATGACCAGCATCAGTATATGGTCCATTTGAGTTATTGGATACACCATTTAAGATAACGGCCTGCCCATTCTGAAGCTGATTCTTAATATCCTTCGCACTCGGATTCAATTGATCCTGATGTGCTAATCCATAAGTATCTCCAGCATAATCAATGAAGTCAGCATTTGTACCAGTATTATCTCTAAATCCGGCATTTGATGCAAGTTTCGCCATAGATGTAGGGTCAACACCAGAGTTCATGCTCTGGGATACTACCATTGACATAGCTGTAGGTCCACAACCGGAATCGCCCATGGTTGCACCATCGTTTGATTCTTTAGATACGTATGCCTGATTCTTCCAATTAGAATCATTCTGTGAGTAATAATCATATCCATTTACAGTTTCAGGTTCTACACCACGACCACCGATAGGTCGACCAATTCCAGAACCACCTCGTGCTAAATTCATGAGATTTGTCCCAAGAGAACTGATTCCACTTGTTACAGTATCAAGAGCGCCACTGGCGGTATCTGCTACGTTACTAGCAACATTTCCGAGATCTTCAGCTCTATCACTAAACCAATCCCCAATCGCGTTAATTCCACGCATGATGGTAACATACATGTGAATTGGCTTTTTAATCATAGCTCCGATTATCTTTCCAACAGGACTATCTGTATTTATCTCTTCTTTGTTGAATCCGCTCATATCCTTATCAGTATCTGTATAGGATGTTAAAGTTGAAATGTACTCTTTCGTTGCGGTTAAAATATCTTTGGCATTTTCGATTGTATTTCCCATGAACTCAGCAATATTGTTTCCAATACGATGCATGTAAGCACTAGGTACCATTACATATTTCGCAATACCAATTACACCCTTTAAGAACCCACCAGCTGGAACCTCATCATCGATTGTAGGTTCATATGCAAGCAACGAATCAGTATCCCCTGCTTTTGCAAAATCATTTAATTCTGAAACAGATTCACCCGTGGCACTTGCCGCAGTCTTAATCTTTTCAACTCCAGATACAATTCCATCATGAACTTTATTTCCAACCCAATGTAAAGCTGTACTTGGATATGCGAAAAATTTGTTGATTCCAATTACACCCTTTGATATTCCTGCGAGAGGATTATCATCAGAGATTGTTGCCTCGAAATTATTAAGTCCATCTAAATCCCCTGAAGTTGATAAATCATGGATAGATGCAATATTAGGAGCAATATCTGTAATTGCTGTTTTTGCTTTATCAATCTGATTTCCGATGAAGTTACCAATTTTCTTTCCAACCCAATGTAAAGCTGTACTCGGATAATGCATAAGTGTATCGATATGTACAATGCCTCCAGCAATTCCTGAAAGTGGACTATCGTCAGTAGACATATAACTGAACGAATTTAATCTATCGAAATTTCCAGATTTTGAGATTGTGTCAAGGTCACTGTGATAATAACTTACTTTAGAAAATACAGTTTTTACACCATTTACAACTGCAGTAAATCCTTCACCAATTTTATGACCAACCCAACTAACTGCAGCAAGCGGGTAATGTATCATCTTCATTCCACCAACAAGGCCTTTTCCAATTCCACCAAAGGTTTCATCAGCAGGTTCATATTTGAGGTTATGGAGTCCTTCAACATCTCCAGCTTTCGTAAGAGTATTTATTGTTGAGAATTGCGATCCAACGTCTTTTAATGTGGCAACACCAGTTGTAAAAGTACTCTTAACAAATCCTGCAACAGATTTCCCGATTCGTCTGGCAATACCTGCAATAACAAACGGTATGAAATCTACAACTTTAGCACCATTAAGGACTGCTCCAACAAGTCCATGCATTGGATTATCTTCCGATAATGTATTAACGTCAGCGCTTAGATACTGGCCGAAATCCATGTCTGTATTATAAAAGTTATTTGCAATAGTATCTTGACCAGTCTTTAAAGCAGTGCCAACTTCTTTCACCTTATCAATGAAAGAGGTAACTGAATCACCAATAGATTGGAATACACCTGTTACACCGTCAGCAATTCCACCAACGATTTCTTTTCCTTTATCAACTGCTTTTCCACCAAAAGATTTGATACCACCCCATGCAGTACTAGCAACACCAGCTATGCCTTTTCCAACAGTAGATAAACCGCTTCCAATGGCTTTTCCAGCACTAATAGCTGCTCCAGCGATTCCACCCTTGCGGGATTTTGTCATATTACTTACATCAACTGATGATTTGGCAACTTCGCCAATTTCATTTCCATCAGCATCATAAGCCATATATTTATTATCACCAATATCTTTATACGTGTATCCAGTAGATTCATCTGTATAAGATACATTTCCAGCAACACCGCTCTTTATCGTCTTCCATGCTGTTGTAGCACCTTTTCCAATCTTAGAGCCGAGCGATTGATTCTGGTCTGCATTCCAATCATCGAATCCCTGATAAGTTGCACTATAAGTTCCATCCTGAACTCCGGAAACGTAATCTTCATAAGAAACATCAGCTCCAACATTTCCAAGCTTCTGTTGTGTTTCATAATTCTTCTGAAGCTCAGCATCCTGATATTCAAGGTACTCATCCTTATAAGTATCCTGAGCACTAGTAAGATCGTCATACTTATCCTCACCAGCAAATATCTTATATAACGTACATGCCAAGGCATTGAGTAAGTCGATTCCAAGTACATCAGAAACGAGTCCACATACAACATCGACTACAGAACCAACCATCGTTCCTGTAAATCCTCCGATTGCAGCAGAAATTGCTCGCATTGTTGCATCTACAGCATCCTGGTCAACCTGGAACAACCGTGCAGCTGCACCTTTTCCAAGTCCATTCAATGCACCAATTGTAAAGAAGATGATTTCACTTGTATCAAGTGTGATGATACCCAAAGTAGTTTTTCCAGTGATAATTGATGTTACTTTTGACGCAATCTTAGAGAATTTTGTACTTACGCATTCAGTAACCTGTTTCAGTAAAGATTTGGTTCCCTTCTCAGCAGCTTCTTTAGCGCTATCTTTTCCAAGTTTTTTCGTTACTTTAGAAATGAGCGTAGAGAAGAATTCCTTTACCATAGAAATTACTTTTGTAGCGCCTTTTGAATCAGCCGCTTTTACAACGTCATCGACAGACTCTGTTGTCACTTTACCAACACTCTTAATTACATCATCAGTGGATTCAGTAGCAGTTTTTCCAAACTTACTCTTTACACTAGAAACAACGTTTCCTGCTTTTGTTTTTACACCAGATGCAACTTCTGTTACTTTCTGACCAGCTTTAGTATTAAGAATTTTACGCCCAATACCCTCTGAATCATCAAGTACAGTCCATCCATCCTGGTATGCCATGAGATTCTTTTCAGTCTCACTCAGTCCTTGGGTCATCTTTTCCCATGAACTAGCAGAAATGGCTTTTGTGCCATCATCAAGTATAGTCGTTCCAGTCTTTGCAATATTTCCAGTTGCACTCTGGTATGCCGACTTTTCGAATGGTTTTCCTAATTTATTAAGTCCACTCTTAACTTTATTAATTCCTTTGGCTGTAGTTTTCTGGAAGCTGCCACTCGCTAAATCATAAAATTCATCTCCCGATTCAGCAGCAATGGACGCAATATCATTTGCATCAGTAAACCATGTTTTGACATTCTTTGCTCCATTTTTTATAGAGGATCCAAGAGTCTTTGCTTCACCAGATGCTAATAATTTTTTAGTCTTTTCAGCTGCTTTAACGCCCACTTTAGTAGCACCAACACCACCATGAAGCAATAGTTTAGCACGAGCTCCAGACTGCGCATCATATGTGCCGTCATCTAATACATAATCAGCTGCAGCACCAACGACATTACCATGTGCAAGATCAGAAAGAACCTCTTCAGTTCTTTCTCCTTCTTTCTCAATTTGTTCGGCCGTGGTGTTACCATCATCAAGAGCATTATTCTCCTGATTCCATCCAAATTGATTTGATAAATTCGTAAATAAAGTGCTAAGCCAAGATGCGACTGTTCCTACTGCAGATCCTATCGTTTGTACAACACTCCAAATAGTCGGGAGGTTCTTAACGATAAATGGTACTAATGAAACTAATCCTACAGCAAGCAAACCTTTCTTAATATTGTAAAGAGTATCAAACAACGTATGATGTTTTTCATTCCCTTTTCCAATAGTCTTCAAGGAAGCGAGAATTCCTTTCTGAGTTTCATCACGATCTGCTTGAGCTTCTGCTTCACGCTTCTTTGTTTCAATCTCAGAATAAGTGCCTTTTGAACGAGTTTCATTTATCTCATTATCTTCACGCATCATATCAACCTTGATACGCTCAGAGTCCTCGTCTGCTTTCGTTTTCGTTTTTCCAAAGAAACTTCTCAGTTTATTCAATACTTTAGTGGAGAATCCTTCTACCTGTACTTTGATACCACCGTTCTCCTGAGAAAGTATTTTACCACTTTCCTTTGGAACGAAGATCTCAGCAGCTTCCGGATCTTTACCACCATCACCAACAAGGTAAGCCTTATCCTTATCAACGGGACCACCTTCAGCTCTGGCTCTTCCGAAACCTTTGAAAATTCCTTTTAATCCTTCTTTACGAACACGCTCTGCCATAGAATCAGATGCAGAATTAAATGAATCCTCAATTTCATCTCCAGCACGATCTCCCCAATTCTTTTCCTTTACCTGCTCAAGCAGTTCATTATTATCCTTTGGAAGATCTTTATAAGCACCACCATGATTCTTGCGATCTTCTCGCACCATGTGGTTCTTCTTTTCAGCTTCCGCTAATTGATCTCTCTGTTCTCCTAAAGAATCGGCTATCTCTTCATCAGAGAATCCTTCACCTTTCAGTTCCAAATAAGAGTCATAAAGAACTTTCCAGATACTATCCAATTTCTTGTTGGTCTGCATCTGTTCGTTAAGCTGACGAATTTCCGGATCTGTTGAAGTAGCACCCTGTGAAAGAATCTGTTCACGGGACTTCTTTAAAAGTTCTGCTCTCTTCTGTTCCGGTGTCTGATCGAACTTCATATTCTCGGCAGTTCCATGCCAGTTAATTTTATGACCGGCTTTCTCTTCTGCCAGCGCCATGGTTTCTTCTGTGAAGTATTTCTCATCATAACCAAGAATCTTAGCCATCATAGCACGGTTCTTATCAAGATTCTTACGATCACGACGATTTACACGATTCTGTTCTTTAGCAGATCTGGCATCTTTTCTTGACTGATAGAATGATTGTGCATTTTCATCATCACCATTTCTATCAATCTGCTTCTGGTCTTTCCAATCTCTATATGCTCGAACCAATCCAGGATTTCTGGCTTCAATCTTATCGCCGATTCTCTGACCAACACCTTTTACAGCTCCAGCAACAGTACCTACTGCGCCAGCACCCTTCTTAAGAAGCCATAATGCTAATTTTCCAACGCCACCGATGACATTCTTGATTCTATCTTTCGTAAAGTTAAAAATACCTTCAATACCTCTACGAATAAATCCCTTCTTATTGGTAACGCGTTTATAAATCCATCCAACCAATTTAAACGGAGCCGTAATCACACGCTTTCCAACACCGTAAATGAGACCAGTTACAGCGCTTGTAACTTTCTTGATTGGTTGAACTACGAATCTATTTACAAGGCTTCCAATTGGCTTTATGAATTTATCGGTCACATGCTCTGCTAAGAATTTTCCAACATCACCAACTTTTTTTAATCCAGCTTCTACTTTTTCCTTCAAAGAATTTGCAACTGCTACAAATGGAGCACGAATATTCTCAAGAACATCATACTTGATTGTGGTTGCAGCATCTTCAAAGAAATCCATTGCTCTGGATTTTAACGGATGAAGAATTTCTACCTGAATGTAATTGCCAAATTTCTGGACAATTCCACCCTTTCGTTTTCCAGTCTCTTCATCTTTTTCACCGAACATCCATTTTCTAAATCCGGTACTAGCGGAACCAATTCCTACAGCTGCTCCAAGGATTGCTGCTCCAAGAGGTCCACCAGGAGTTACCATAGCACCAAGTAAGCCGACCTTACCAACTAATGAAGCAGTAAGTCCACCGCCTACAGCACCTATAGCTCCCATGCCTAAAGATTTTAAGATGTTCTTATTATCTTTTCCATCTTTTCCTTCACCAGAATTTCCTTTGAAAATTCCTTTGAAAGCATTGACAACACCTTGCTTTCCTTCTTCTTCATTACCGAAAAGGAAAGTCTTAAATGCATCAGATTGTTTGATAAGTCCCCATGCAGCACCGACAGCAGCACCAGCAACAGGACCACCTACGATGCTAGTAAGTAAACCAGTAGAACTCGGAAATACAATAGACTTGATTGCTCCAACAGCAGCACCACCTATAATAGACTTGCTATTATTAGATAAGAAATCCTGTGCACCTTTTGAAATGAAGCCACCAATTCTTTGCTTTCCACCTTCACCGTCATCGATCTCTTCACCAAACAACCAATCTTTGAACTTATCTGATCTGGAGAGTAGTCCTCCAGCCATTCCAATAACAGCTCCACCAACTGGACCACCAATTAAGGTTCCGAGTAAAGAGCCACCGGACATTGCACCAAAGATTGTTCCAGCTCCTGCTCCAAGAAGAGCATCAGGCATAGCGTCAAGGACACCATCCTTTATCTTCTTCATGTCGATCTTATGGTCAGGATCATCCTCGGTACCAAATAATATATTAGACCATCCATTAATTCCTTCTTTTAAAGAAGTGATCATGGATTCAATGATACCTGGACTATTTTTATCTTTCTTTTTATCCGGATCTTTCTCTCCAAATAAGTGAAATGATATAGAATCCTTTACTTCAGTAAAGATCGTGCTTACTTTTCCAACCAAGGTTCCAGAATCATCATCCAAATGATGAACTTCACCATTGGAATCTTTGTAATCCTTACCATTGATTTTCTGTAAGAATGCTTTCCATGTATCATTAACTTTATTCGTAGCTCCAGATAACAGACCTGCCTGAGAAATGCCATTCTCATCTTTCTCACCGAAAATCTTCTTACCAAGAGGCTTAAAGAAATTCTCACTAGTAGCTTTCCAAGCTTCACCAGCAATATCAGTAAACATCGCGTTGATGTTTTCAAGAACACCCTTTGTATCACCTTTCATAAGTGCCCACAAAGAGTCTTTCATATGTCCACCAGCGGTACGGATATTATTCTCCAATCCTTCGCCGATCAACTTATCAGAAATCCATCCTCTGGAATCATCTCTCGCTTGTCTTGCTTTCTTTACGTCAACGAAATCATTGATTCCATTTGCAGCAAGTTCCGCATTTGAAAGCTTACGATTATGACGAGCAATTCCTTTATCAGTCTGACGAAGATCTCTAGCATCAGCATCCTTTAACTGCTGACGAATCTTCATTGCCTGGGTATTTCCAGTGTATTTATCAACAAACTCCGCTAAGTCTGTCTTATTTGTAATGCCAGCAGCAATCAGATTTGAAAACTCTGGATCAGCTTCCATCTCCTCTACTTTTTTCGAGTAAGCAATTTTCGCTTTGCTATGACCAACCGCTGCAGAATCTACACCGATGTTGTTCTCATACATGTAGCGAATAGCTTCTTCCAGAAGAGCCTTTGATTGCTTTCCTAAACCACCTTTTGCAGTTACAGAATTTAATGCCTGATTTGCAGCACTATTTTTATTCTTCAAATTGAAGTCTTTAACATCCAAATCGCCAAACTCTGATAACTGGACAAAGAGCTGGTTAAGTGTCTTATTATAACTATCTTTCGATTTGCTATCTAAGTTCTCACCAACAGCCTCCAGCATTTTGCCAAAGTCTACAGATTTAAATGCTTCAGAAATTGAACTCTCTAAAGACTCTGCAATATCTTTATTAAGCTGATCCTGATCTTTGTAAGTTGATGTCTTTAAGTCAAAGACTTGAGCCTTACCTAAAATATCAGAATCTTTCTGCTTCGTTACGTGCATCGCGATCGCACGCAAATAAGCGGTTGACTCCCTTGCGTATTTCGGGAGAACTTCCACAATAGAATTTCTTGTTACATCATCGAATGTTGCTGCAGATTTGTCAAACCGGTCCTCCAAGTCGACATTGGTCCTCTTATCAACATTGATACCGAAGATCGAACCGATTGTACGAAGTAAACTGCTTGCATCCTGACTTTTTGCAGATTTACTCAAGTTTGCAAGCATATTCGGAATTAAGTTAGATACAGTATTATCCAACTCTTTTAAAGTACCAGAGATAACAGAAGGAATTAATCCTCCAATAACTCCCTTTGTAATACCACCGACTGGATCTGAGATTAACATCTCGATCATGTCATCATCCTTTAAGAATGGAAGCAACATTCCAACCGGAGAATTATCCACGGCACGTTTTGCATTCTTCTTAATATACTTCTTATACTCAGCCATATCCAGGCCGCCATCCGAAGTAAATAAGTTTTCTGTCTTATCATAGCTGGATTCTCTTCCAAAGGAATCTTCCTGTTTCTTCCCAATTTGTTCGAGGGCAGCGGTTACCGTCTCATAGAAGTTCGTTGTATTCTCTTCATGATACTGTAAAATTGCTGTCAGCGTATTATTCGCTGTTTCGATTCCTGCATCCAGCCTTCCAAGCATTTCTACTTGTTGTGACAGTGACGCTCCAGTCACTGCAATCATTGCATCAACACTTGCTTTCGAAGCCTTTATATTTGCTTCACTACTCTTTGCAATTGCATCTGCAACCATTGAGTTTCCTCTGTCATCACTTGTTTCTACGTAGTTTAAGGTAACTCCTCCACTTTCTTCATCAGAGTCAAAGTCCCCAAACATCGAATCAATGTCATCACTAAAATCATCAAACCCACCACCAAAGGATTCTGATGCTCGATTTTCATTGTAAAGATTACCAGACTTCACATCCTCAATGGATTGGTCTAAGGCTTTCTTTGCCATCTTCACATACTTATTCCCGGCGATGATGTTATTTAAATTGCCAAGGGCTGAACGTCCCTTTGTATTCGCAGTCTTATAGACATCGCGAGCAGTAAAACCAACTTCAGAACCAGCCTTATATGTATAAGGCATTATATCTTTGAAGTTTGCTGCGGTTGCTGCACCGATGGATTTCATTGCATTATTCAACCATTTTGTATCCATCTTATGCTTCCCGCTCACTTTTGTAGCTGGTTTTTTAGACGCCATACTTCCTTCACCCCTTTCTAAAATTACTTTTTCAAGGCCTTAATCCATTGTTTTTTCTAGGAAAATACCATGAAAAGGGGTGAAAAAAGGAAGCCTTAATAGGCTTCCTTCTTCATTTTATCGTGTAAAACAATGCAACCCTTAGCAAGGGTTTTTTGCATATCTATAATTCTTTGGTTGTTGGATCCTCTGTATGGTAACGATGGATCTTTTAATTCTTCCTCGAAAGGACCATCCACCAAAACATCAATCGAATGTAAAATCTGATTAATGGTTTTATATCCATCATGAATCAAATCTTCAAATAACTTTCCCGTATATAACCAAATGGTTTTTTCCGGAAACTCCATTCGAATTGTCTTTACAAGATCAGCAACATCAAACATGTTATATTCTTCCAGTGGTTCTCCACCAAGTACACTAAGACCAGCACAGTAAGGTTTTTCCATTTCCTTTAAGATAAACTCCAAATGAAGTTCATTAAAGGCTTCCCCATACTTTGGATCCCATGCAACTTTGTTGAAGCAACCTTCACAGTGTCTTTCACACCCGGACACGAAAACACTCGTCCTCATCCCAGGACCATTCGCCGAATCACAAGTGATGATTTCTGCAATATTCATATAATTACTCCTCTTCTGAATCGTTATTCATAGAGTGTATGGAAACATGTAAAACACGGTCTTTAATCTCCTGTGTTCTACCCTGATTCCAGAATTGTGTACCTATGTCAACACACTACCCTCGGTTTCCCGATATTTATTAGGGGTTTAGACTATACAATTACTATTTATTATCTTTACTATCTTCGAGTTGCTTAGGAGTTTCTTCTCCAAAGTCCTCGAAATCTTCTTTTTCAAACATGAAAAAGAATTTCTTACGAAGTGTAGCTTTATCACGTAAAAATATTCTAAAAGCAGTTTTAATGATCAATGCATTATTTTCTTTCGGAATTGCTATATCATATCTCTTTACTCCAACAATATGAACATTTTCAAGTCCAAGGTATTCGCACCTCAAACAAAATAACTCTAGTTGCTCTTTCGTTAATTCACCACCAGATATACAGAACTGATTGGTGTCTCTTCTTATCCAGCCATCATCTAATATAAATAATACAACGCCTACGAGATTTAATCTATCAATTACTTCTTCTTTCGGCATCTCTTTATATTTCTTCAAAGATGTAGTTGTTATTGTGGTAAATTCTACAGCATCAGAATACTTGTTATTTGCATTCTTTGCATATAATCTATGCCCTTCACACAAATCACCAAGTGCTCTGAATTTCCACTCACAATAATCAGCTTCATCTAATGCATGACATTCGGTGTAATAATAACCTTTTCCATTTTTCTTAATATAACCATCTCCGAGAATTCCGGAAAGAATTATCTGTTCTCTAAATCCTCGTACATTAAATACTGCTCCAAAAGATACTTTCTTAATTTGACGCTTCTTATATATCTCATATATCTGAAAAAGGCTTAAACCTTTAGCACGAGATATATTTGTCGCGTACCAACCTCTTTTGTTTAATTCCATTACTTCCTTTTCTAATTCATCTGTAATTACTACTTCCATTTTAGTTTCCTCCTTTCAAAAGTTAACCACATCATTTGTTACTTTTAAAAAAGGAGTTATAATAAAGATAATAAATAATATTGGTATTATAGTCGTTGAACCTTCCTCTATCTTAAGTATTTCAACTTAAGATATCAATATTACTATTGAAATATTCTAACTCGAAGTTAGAACTTAGAGGCTTGGATGCGTTTGATTCCCGCATATGTCTACTGATTTCACCATACCGAAGCCGTTACTCTTCGCCACTCCCATGTTTTCACACTGGGGTTTGGTTAGTAGAATCATTTTTACGAGTTCCCGCAGTTTCACCAATTTAACGCGGCCCCATAGGATTTCCTGGGTTGAAGCCGCAAGACCTCCTAGCTACACTCATCTTATTTTGGTCTCTGTTTCCACAATTTGGACATTCCCAGACGAGTTTGCCAGAGTCTTCTTCTTTTATTTTAATTTCGCCATCATATCCACATTCCATACAATAATCACTCTTGGAGTTAATCTCTGCGTACATAATATTCTCATAGATGTACTGTATGATTGAGATTACCGATTCGATGTTATCTGTCAAATTCGGAACTTCTACATACGAGATTGCTCCACCTGGTGATAATTTCTGGAACTTGGATTCGAATTTCAATTTGTCAAATGCACTAATCTCTTCTCTTACTACACAGTGATAGGAGTTTGTGATATAATTGTGATCTGTTACATCTTTGATTTCACCAAAGCGTTTCTTGAGACACTTGGCAAATTTATATGTAGTAGATTCGAGTGGAGTACCATAAACGGAGTAATCAATATTCTCTGCTTTCTTCCACTCAGTGCATTTATCATTTAATTTCTGCATGACTGCTAATGCAAATTTCTCTCCCTCTTCACTGGTATGAGAAACATCAAGCATGTATTTGCAAGTTTCATATAATCCAGCGTAACCAAGAGAGATAGTAGAGTATCCATCGTATAATAATGGATCAATCGTATCATCTTTGCTCAGTCGTGCAATTGCTCCATGCTGGAACAAGATAGGAGCGATATTAGTACTTGTTCCGCAGAGTCTATCATGACGGCATCTTAATGCCCTATGACATAACTCCAATCTATCTTCTAAGATATCCCAGAAAGCATCCATGTCTTTCTTAGAGGAACATGCAACATCAACCAGGTTTATCGTAACAACGCCCTGGTTAAATCTTCCATAATATTTATGCTTTCCTTCCACATAATTCATGGCATGTGCAACATTTCCAATGATATCAGAGAATCGATCCGGTGTTAAGAAACTTCTGCAATTGTGTGTATACATTCCATCACACCAGAAATGTTCTGTCTCAGTTGTTACATCGTAACTTTCCTGGATAATATTTGCCGGAATAATATCTGTTACTTCATACTGGTAAAGTTTTCCTTCTTCTTCTGATTCACAGTTCCAGTTAATATCAGTATCAGATGCTGTTCCGTAGAAGTGATCTCCAACATTTAAATTCTCAGCCCAAGTGATTCCCTCAGTCTCAAGGGTCTCAAATGGATGATCATTTGTAACCAGCCACTCATGTACTTTGCAATCATACGTGTATTGCTTCTCATTAGTGCCGGAATCTTCTGGAGATTTTACTTCAAAAACTTTCTTCGCCTGAATACGCAACCATCCAGAGGTTGCTTCATTCTTAATGACTTTAAGAAGTTTTACATAGCGTTTTTCTTTTGGATCCCAAATCTTTGTATTATTTGGAGATACCGTATAAGCACTCCGAAGTCCAACGGTTTCTACATCATAACCGCCACTCTGTCGGATGCTACGTTCGAATAATTCTTTTAAGGTAATCGGATCTGTACACATGTCATCTGTGTCCGCAGGAATCGTATATACCTTATGATTTCCATCAAAGCATCCCATGCATGGGTATACATCACCCTGTTTATATTCCCGCATAATTTTAGCAGAAATAAAATCAGGTACAAGACGCTTTGCAGAACACTTTGCTGCAATTTTGGTCAGATAAAAATACTCGGAACCTTCATAAGTATTATTTTCATCTAACACATAAAGAATCTTCGGGAAGGCAGGTGTTACATAAACACCTTTCTCATTCTTAATTCCCTGAATTCTCTGTCTTAAGACTTCCTCGGTAAGGAGAGCCAAATCCTTTCTTGTTTGACCATCTGGCACCTCATTGATCCAAATGAACATGGATACGAATGGGGTCTGTCCATTACATGTCATAAGCGTGAGGATCTGATATTGGATCAACTGAATACCAGCTTTGATTTCATCCATCAAACGACGCTCTACCATTTCTGCAATTTGATCATCCGTTGCATTCATCCCTGTAGCAGAAATATCTGCTTCGATACGTTTCCGTAATTTCTTTCTTGAAACGTCTACGAATGGAGCCAAATGAGCTAAACTAAAAGATTGGCCGCCATATTGACTAGAGGCTACTTGCGCGATAACCTGTGTGGTTATATTTGCAGCAGTCAGGAATGACTTCGGAGGTTCTATCATCGTTTCACTGATAACAGTACCATTCTGCAGTACATCATCCATGTTTATAAGACAACAATTGTAAATTCTCTGGATGAAATAATCCATATCGTGAAAATGAATGATGCCCTCATTGTGGGCATCTACAACATCTTTTGGTACTAACAATCGTTGTGATATATCCTTGGATATTTCTCCTGCCATATAATCTCTTTGCACTGGTGCTACTTGAGGATTCTTGTTAGAGTTCTCCTGTTTGATAAGTTCATTATCATAATCAATAATAGAAAGTATCGTGTCATCAAGAACACTCCCTTTTCGTTTCATATTCTGTTTGTATCTGTATTCTGTATAGGCTTTGGCTACTTTGTATGCCCCTTTAGAGCTAATACCATAAATAACATCATCCTGGATTTCTTCTACTCCAGCAATGTATGGAAGATTTAATAATTTTGATTCGATAGTTGATACGATTTCTTCGATCTGCGTATCGAGCAATTTATCATCCGGATTGGTAAATTCATTATTTGCTTTGGAAATTGCATTGATGATTTTTGTTCTGTCATAATCCATTTCTTTACCATTTCTACGGATGATTTTGAGACTATCAAGATTTTTTAATGCCATATTTTGTTACCTTCTTTCCCTTAAAATTGGGATCTTTTTACTCAAAATCCTCTTAAGAAATCGTTTTCGGGATTTTGAAATGTCAATTCTTGATTAGTGGTTGACCTCGCGAGGGTAAAAAAAGAGCGAGCCCGGGAGCCCGCTCAAATCAAGGGTTTCAACTAAGAAGCCTTATTTAAAGTCACAACAAGATGCTTTGTACCCTTAGGAAGTGCCTGCATCGCCTTGAATTCGTCTTCTGTAATTACAGTAAAATCCAGCGATGAGAGATTCTGAATATTCTTTTGATTTTTTACCACCTTATAGTAGTCCTCCGTAGTGATTACGAATAATGATAAATCGTCAATGAGTTTCATATGATTTGTATATTCCGTCATATTCATCCTTCCCTTCTTATTGGTTTTAATATTGTGTAGTTTTCGGGATAAAAGATAAGAGACCATGTAATTTTGGTCTCTTATCCATGCATCGTTTGTTGTTTACTTGGTATGGGGTTTCTTGGACTTTAAGTACTCCGGGCACGGAGAAGAAGCCGCAAGAGAAGTGTAAGCCTCATGTGAGAACTCAAACTCTCCCATATCCTCATTGGTCTGCGGATTCCGAACGGATGCGATACGGCTACCTGCCTCAATCTTCTTTAAGTAGAGTGAGCCGCGGAAATCCTCCTTCGGAAGCAGATTAAACTGGTTACCGGCATTCATGTACTGATACATACACTCAACGAAGAACTCATAAAGACCATCAACATTCTCGATGGTAAAGTCTTCTCCGAGAACAACCTCAGAATCCTTCTTGTCCATGCCGGCTTTCTCAAGAACTTTCTTTAAGAACTTACGGAAGTCCTCGGTGACGGCGATCTCCTCAACACGGAGCAGCTCATTGCCAGATGCCTGTGCAACCTTTGCCTTAAAACTTGTGTCATTCACAATCGCCTTCATAAGACGATTGAACTGCTTCTTTGAGAAGCGGTTAGGATTTGTTCCTTTTTGTGTGATGTCCTTTAAGACGTCGTTTACCTTTTCTGTTGCCATGATTTTTTAATTCCTCCTTTTTTGCTTTTATAAAGAAGCACTCCATATCGAATGCTTCTGGGTCGTATTTTTTCATACGATTGCCCTCACTTAATATTTGGTTAAATGGATATTATTTGAAGCGGTACGTGATGCTTCCGTTTGTTAAGTCATAGGGTGACACACGGACCTGTACCTTATCTCCAACCAAGATACGAATATAGTTCATTCGAATCTTTCCACTCAGATGACAGTTGATAGTAGATTTCTGAACTTCATCAGATCCCTCTTTCGGGATAGCTACTTCAACTGTATAGATGTTTCCGTTATGTGCGGAAACAATGCCTTCAAGTTCGATTAAATCTTCTCTTGACATGACGAATCCTCCTATTTGCCTGTAGAACCGAAACCACCACGGTTTTCATTGGAAAGGGTTTCAACCTCTTCAAATTCCAGTTCATCCTGATGCTTAAAAAGCCGGAACTGGCAGATACGGTCTCCTTTGCGAATCGTGGTATCACGAAGTGCATATGCCGGGAACTTCCAAATATCATCGTTCCCACAATAGGATTCATCAATTACGCCGATCGAATTTGCCTGGATAACTCCAAAGCACTTCGCGGTTGATGAACGAGGGGCTAAGATTGCTTCATAGCCCTCCGGAATCTGAATCGAAACACCAAGATTGACGAGTTTGATCTCACCTTTCTTTATTTCAACATCTTCCGCGACATACAAATCGATCCAGTCACCTTTGCTAATCTTACCAAGCTTGATGTCCGGATCATGGTACTTTACTTTTACTGATAGCATCTTGTAAATTCTCCTCCTTTTAGTTAATAGATTGCATTTCTTCGAAACTCTTCTAGTTGCCAATACTCTTGTTCCAAAACTCGTAGCGGTGGAATATAAGGAATTCCATTCTCTGCTTGAATTTCTGTGAGTGTTTCCAATGATGCAATGAGTTTCTTTCTTTGTTTTTTGTTACACCTCATATTTTCTAAAGTGTAATAGATACCGTCGATAATATCTTGAATTTCATATTCCTCTGGTATTATCATCACGAGATAAGCATCCACGTACTTACTTTGAATGTAAAGATCCATTCCACAATCTTCCAAGTACAAATCTTCATACTCACGCATTTGATATGCACAAATTCGTGGCATCTTTCCAATTGAACACTTATCCTTTGGATTTGAATTTTTGTACTTGGATAAATAGTCTTTCATGATGGATTTCTTTTCGTGGAACGCAGAAATTTCACCATTAATGATTGCTACATAGACATGTTTCATATTATGCTGCCAATGCTTCTGAAGTTTGCTTTGCCATAACAAAGACTTTCTGCATCTTCGATAAGGCATTTGGTGAACATCTGTACTTTACTGCATCTATACTAAGCAGTGATACAATTAATTGCATGATGCATGACGCAACTGCACGAATGAGCGGTTTTAATTCTCCTAAAAACTGAATCAATTGATCCAACCAATTGCCTTCTAACTTTGCAATGGTGGATTCTCGTAACTTTGCTTTTGCTGGCAAGTATAATTCATTGTGTTTCTTCATGTACTTATACGCCTTTCGGTTTTCTTTTCGTTGTTCTCGTTTCACCTCTTCCTGCATAATGAAAATTTCTTCTGTGAGCTTTTTGTACTTCTCATCGAGTACATCCCCTACCAGCAAGATTAAGTCTTCTTGCTCCTTCTTCTTTTTCTTTCTCTTTGAGTTGCTCATATGTTAGTCTGATACCTCCCTTGTAAAAAATATATTTTATTTATCGTATCTAGTAGATAATATATAAATGAAATTACGATTAGGATTTTGTAACCCTTGACATTAAACTGGATTTGAATATTGATTTCACTTATATATTATCTATTTGACTATAATAAAGAAAGGAGGCAAAAAGATGGCAAAGAATTTTTATGCAATCAAGAAAGGCAAGAAGCCAGGAATCTACACAAGTTGGGAGGAATGCAAGTTAAACATCGGTGTCTGGACTAAAGCCAAATTCAAAGGATTTAATACCCTTCGAGAAGCAAAAGAATTCATGCAAGAGGATGATGAACGTGGATATTCTTCTGAAGAGTTAGAGCTTTTGTTGAAGGGTAAGTCATATGCCTTTGTAGATGGATCTTTCAACAAGAATACCAAGGTATATGGTTATGGTGGATTTCTTATTACAAAAGAAGGGGAAAAACACCAATTACAAGGTAGAGGTGATGATGAAGAGATGGCTAAAATGTGGAATGTTGCAGGAGAATTAGAAGGTTCTGTTGCGGCAATCAGGAAGGCTTTGGATCTCGGATTAAAAGAGATCATCATTCTTTATGATTATCTCGGTATTGAAAAATGGGCAACTGGAGAATGGAAACGCAATAAGACGAAGACGAAAGAATATCACGAATTCGTCAATTCCGTTTCTGACCGAATCATCATTAAATTCATGAAAGTAAAAGGTCACTCTGGAATTCCAGGAAATGAAGAAGCTGATCGATTAGCTAAGATTGCAGCAAGAATCGATCTTAATTCTGCAAATGAAGTTGTTACACTTGATGGTGTAAATTTATTGACAGATTTAAAGGAGGAAACTAATGAAAACAGTAAATAATACGATTATGGAGGATATACTTCGTATCAGGAAGAACTATGAGGATTCCAGAGTTGATTGCATTGATTATGCTCTTGCCCTGATTTTTAAGGGAGAAATTGAAAATACAGATTGGCTCGGAATGAATGAAGCAGCAGGTGTCTATTGCTTCATGACTACACGCAACATCAAAAAGCTGAAACTTGTAAACCCAGCCTATACAGAGATGTACATCAAGTTATCAAAGAAGAATCCGGGAATGGTTAAGGTTCGATTTGATGGTGAGAAGGCTGATGTTGAGTATGCTAACTTTATTGCGGCTGTCAATAAGTGTAAGGTAAATTTTGACAAGAAGTCAGTCACACTCCCAATATATTATATTGGATATTTCATATATGAGCACTGCTATGAATATGATGAAATTGATTTATAGATCGTTGTGTGGAGGTGATGGATTTTGAGCAAGGCTTATGTTTTACTTAGAGGCGGTAAAAAAGGTATTTATTCCAGCATGGAAGAAGTACTAAAGAAAACAGTAAGTACCAGAAAGTTAGTAACGAGAGAATTTGATAGTTACGATGACGCTGTCTTATTTGCAAAAGGTGTTGATGAGGGGTATCTGGAGAAAAAGATATGGAACCCAGATGATCCAAAGATATTTGCATATGTTGTTGGAGAATCCAATTATTGTGATAATACTGCTGGGTTTTCCATATACTTCTATAATCCAAGCGTTGGAAAACCTACAATGCTTTTTGGTAATACTGTGAGAAGTACAGCTGTTACCCTTGGACAACTTGGTGGTGAGGCTGCCGGAGCTGTTTATCTATTCAATTATATTAATTATATGAATAGAAACAGGTACTCAGTGATACCTGAAGTTTATTTCTTATACAGAGCTTTTGAATTTTATTATTGGAAAGAACCTGTTTGCAGAGATGATTTGAGCTGGGAGGTGACAAAATATCGAAGTGCATATGATCGTGCTATTGGAAATGGTGTAAATGTACATCTTATACGTGTAAATTCTTATCAATATCTTCCAGAATCTGGTGAGATGCTTGAAAAGGCTAGGAACATGTCAGGGATGACTGATGAACTGAAGAACTATGGTCAGAATTATATTGTTCCTAATGATCCCCTTGGTAGTCCAATTATATAATTGGGTATAAAAGCTATGAAGCGGTATAATATTCGATGAAAGAGAGTGAGATGATATCTTTGCTCTCTTTCTTTTTTTATTAAAATTTATTAAAAATTATTTTCAATTAACATTTTCCTAATAGAGGGGAGAAGAAAATGGATATAATAGCGAGCGGCGCGAGCATCGCGAGTAAGACAGAGGTCGCGTAGGGAATAAATAGCCTACCGGAGCGACCGATATTGCGAATGCTCCCTTGAGTGCTTAAGCAGCGTACCGATTCGCGAGGCGCCGCAACCCAGATGGAGGCGCCCCTATACGAGATGGGATAGATTAAAAGTGGTACTTTTTGGCTCGCTTTTTTAAGTCTTTTTTTTTTTTTTTTTTTTTTTTTTTTTTTTTTTTTTGGGTTGGGGGGGTTTTGGTGTGTGGGCCAGGTTTTTGTTTGTTTTTT